GAGGTATTTAACAGCATAGGGCATCCTGTTTCTTCATACCAACGTTCTAACAGTTTTCTAAAGCCCACGCTTTGATTTGCAGAAACTGTCTGTACCCGAGAGGTGCCGTCCCCGTGGACGATTGCAGGTAGTCCAGGATCTGTGCAAGTTGCAGTGTATTGCATAAAGGGGCTGACATATCCGTCGAAATAGGTAGACGCATGTTCCTCCAATACTGCTGGTGCAAATGGTCTAAACTTCTGTCTTTGCTTAATGGTGTTAACTCTATCTTTGATATCGGTTCCGCGGGGGTCTGCAAGGAGGGAGCGATTACCAAAGGCTCTGGGTCCAAACTCAGCACGGCCGCTGGCAACACCACAAATACCAGTAGTAAGCAACTCATGTAATACTTCTTCAACTGGATATTCTCCTTCTATGTTGTACCCTGTGTACATATGTGGCATAGGCATGTGTTGTTTTTTGTGTGCTAGTACACACCCTATAGCACTGCCTGCATCACCCGGGTTGGGCATTATATACATATCGTTCCAATCGCTCTTGATGCTGCCATTGGCACTACAGTTTAGCGCACACCCTCCCATCAATACTAGGTTACCCGATGGAGATTTCCACCTAGCCCAGTTGCTGATATACTTGAGTAGGTACGAATAAACCGCTTGGGTAGCAGCAGCTATGTCAAACATATCCTGTTCAGTGGTAAGGTCTGGTCTCCACCAGCTACACCCTCGGTGCAAGTTGTGCTTGAGCTTAATAGTAGGCTTGTTGAAAAACATCTGTTTGAAGCTATCGTGGTCAATAGGGTGAAAAAATTCGTGTAGTATTTCGTTGAAGAACCTTAGGGGGTCTCCATACGCTGCCATACCCATGAGGATGTATTCGTCTTCCTGTGGCTTTAGTCCCAGTCTTTGTGTGAACGCTGAGTACCATAGTCCCACGGAGTGTGGATACGTTTGTCTATAGATACGTTTGAGTCCTGTTTCTTTGTCAGCGTTCCAGATAGTGAGTGTATCAAACTCTCCAATACTGTCAATACAAACAACAGTGGCTTCTGTAAAAGGACTAGTATAAAACCCGGCAGCAGCATGGGCAAGGTGATGATCAGTATACCGAATAGGAGCATGTATCCCATAAGATCCAAGGTAACGACTAATATTGTTTTCACCCAACCGAAGTCCTTGACCTGCTCTAAACTGTCTAAGAGTTTTGAGACCAGGTCTCTCGTACCAAATAACTTCATTAGGCTCTCCCCATTGTCTTGCATAGTTAACTATCTCTTTATTGAGATGTGCATCGTTCTTAACACCACTAAAGCGTTCACTGTGACTAGCAAACTCTAACCCGTCATCTGTAAACACTGCTAGTGCTGCGTCATGACTATTAGCACTGATACCCCAAGTAATCATAGTAGCTGCAATACCTCTTGTACGCCATTGGCTACATTCTTTTGCCAAGTATCTGCTTGGTGTGGTGTGCCTACATAATCAGTTATATATTTATAACAAGTAAACTGTACATTCATACGTTTGCATACAAGTGCAATAGCATAGGCTTCCATATCAACTACATCTATTTTATTGTCCAACAACCAACGTCCGAGTTCATGTACAAACTGATCTCCTGTTCCTAGTGTTAGACTAGGAGTCATATCGGGCGAAAAATCCAAGTACGGCAAGCCTGCTTCAAACGGAGTAACACCTCTTGGTGCTTGTGGTTCGGCATTCATATCACGCTGTACAAACTTGGTAATACGGTGTATGCCTTTTAACTCCGCTTGACAGCTTCCAACTGTGCCATAGTTGTATACTTCAGGATGAAATCCTAAACTGTGTGCTTCTGCAATAGCTTGTGTGGCTGCAAATGCTGCATTTACTTTGCCTACACCTGTGTACACTACTTTGTAATCGTTGGGTGCAAGTTTGTAAGGCAGTTCTGCTTCAAGTGCTACTAATAATATACGATATCTCATTTGTAAATAAACGGGTCCTTCTTGCGTAGTTCTTTCAAACGTTTTCTAAAACGTATTTCTTCTTTGATACGTGTGTAAGGCCATATGATAATGTCCCGAATCCTTTTTAGGTAAACCATTTTTTTGCTCTCAATCTAATCTTTAATGTGCTGCTTTCGGCAGCACTGGCAATACTGTATAATGTATATAGTCTTCCATAACGTTGTACAGCATCGCCAATGTCGTTTATGTCCATATCCCAGTTAGGCAAACTTACTTGCCATCCTAGTTCAATAGCTTGTTCAACTAGTTTGCTGCCTGCTTTATCTCGATCAGGAACTACAATAACATCTTTATTTAATCTATTAATCAGCAATGCTTGTGCATCATTGATTTCACTGCCGCCTAATGCACACCCGTCAACGTGTAGTGCATCCACTTGTCCTTCACAAACAATAGCAAACACTTTGTTGTAGCCTTGTTCGTCTAATCCATAAACAAATCCAGGCTGTACTTCCATAAGATACTTGGGCTTCTTGTCTGCTGCGATAGTTCTAGCAGTCCATCCTACAATACGTTTTTCATAGTAGAATGGAATAATAAGTCTATCACGATATGCTAGACTAGGGCTCCAATAGTAATCAGTATCATCTAAGTTTAGATTACGTGTAGCCATATATTCAAGTATAGCCATACTAAACTTGTTAAACTCTGTAATGTCTGCAATCTTAACTGCGTCTGGCGGCAATGGTACAGTTTCAAATGTAGGCAGCTCTATCTTACGCTCTGCTACTTCAACGCCTTCGTTTATACGCATCACATCAAACGTTAGCTTCGTTATTGTATCATCACTACAACCAAGCCATTGTAGTAGCTTACGTAGCTTGTGCGACACCGGTCTGCCTGGTTGCCAGCTTGCTTTGTATCCACAGTTAAAGCAGTGATAGCTAACAGTATCGCCTTCAGAGATAAGTCCGCCACGCCCACGTTTGTCTGCACTATCGCCATTGTGATGACAGCAAGGTGCATTGAAGCTGGTCCAACCACTAGGTGTAGTTTTACGCTTTCCAGGCAAGTGTGCTGTGATTGTGTCGGATACAATACTCATACTATTATTATAGCATCAGTATCCAGATTGTCAATCAGTTTCTAACAAGTATTTTTGATATCTTATCTGTTGGATCTGTTTCGGTATAAAAACGCAAGTGACTAAACACACCGTTGAAGTTTACAGGAGTTGGTTCTGTTTCAGTTCCGTCTAGTGTTACTGTAGTAATATTTGCCCATGTTGTATTCAATGTTACTTGATTTTCCAATGTACCCTGTACTACAATATCTCCAGCAAACTCATTTGTGTATAATGCTGCTGTATGCAATGCAATGTTGCCATTAAGTCCTGGCTGTGCATCCAAACTTTCAGTACTCCAATCAGTTGGTGATTTTTGATCGCTTACAAAACCAGTTATGCTGTAAGTATCTAATGGGCCTGGAAATGCAAACCCATCGATAAACATAGTTCCTTTTGCTTCAAAATGTGCTTCGCTGTATGTTAGTGTTTTGGCGCCTGTAGTATCTACAAGATAGATTGCATATTTGGTATACTGTTGTTTTAGATTTAATAAATCGTTTTCAGTTACATTTACAGTAAATACGCCTTTTTGTGTATTTGTTTGAAATGTAATACTAGTACCAGCTGGAACAGCAGCAGAAGAACTTTTGTTTAGTGTTACTGTATTTCCTGCTATTGCACTTACTAAAGTATTACGTTTGATATACGTTCCTGTAACAGTTTGACCAACTGCAATGCCACTTGTACTACTAAATTCAAGTGTTGTATCTGCTGCACTTTCAGCTGCGGTTGTAGTTTTAGATACTACATCATCTAATACGGTTCCATCATGTTCAACAACTAGGTTATTATTTTCATCAAACATCATAAACTTGGGGGTGTATCCTTGTAGGCTAACTGGTTTTTGATCATGATTTTTAACTTCAAAATGTAGTAAGTTGTCTATACCTCGATAAACGTTTAGGGTTTTTTGATACACTGGTCTATACTCCGTTATGAATCCTGCCAGATTGGCAACGATGGTAACTTGGTTCTTTGCTAAATATCTATAAGTTTTCTGCATCGGCGGGACCTTTTTTATATAAGTATTTATGGTATGTTATTAAAAGATATAGAACAAAAATTTCCTTTTCTAAGTGTAGTAGCATACGGCGGCAATGAATATGTAGGAATCATTGTTAATCAAGATGTAACAGTAACAACTATGTATCTATACACCAAACTTAAAACGTCTGCACATAAAGAGCTATTAATCGAACTTGGTGAAATATGGTGGTGGGAGTCGAATAGGATGATTCCTATTAATATTTTCTTACGTAAAGAAATACAAGATATTAGCTATAGTTTAATGACCATGAATACCAAAGATGTTAAGGTTATTGTTGGCCCGTGTGTTAATCTAAACAATCTAACTATAAAACGTATTAAACGCAAAAGCGTTCAAGTTATGCGGAAGCCTGCTCGTTAAGTTGTTCGCATACTAAATTCATATGCACAACACACGCCGCAGCATAACTAACAGCATGTGCTTTCTTAAAGAAGTAACTTCCGTCAGTGGGTGCGACCCACACACTTTCTAATATCGTTGTCCAAGTTTCGTTGACAAGATGGCGTTTGGCAGGCCGAATCATCGCTAACACTGCTGCTAATTGTTCTACGCTTTGTGGCTTTGTTTTGCGTAGGATTTCCCCATGTCCGGAGATATGAAAGATAAGATTTGTGAAATCGTCGTGTTGTAAAAGACTCCATTCGGGTTCCTTGTTCATTAGTGTTGTTAAATGATCTTCGTCTTTGATATTGTTGTAAATGTTTACATTCAAAAAGTCAAGTTTGAAATAGCCTCTATCTTCTGCTGTCTTGTAATCAATAGTACTCAAGTTATCAATAGGATTATGCGGACACTCGGTTACATACACACCAGTGTTGTGCTTCTTTCCTGTATCAAGTTTTGCCACACGGTGTTGTATCTTAGATAAGATAACACTGCGATCAGCAAAGTCGATGTCAATATCCGGCATTAGAGTTTACCTTCTTCTCTCATTTGTTTTCTTATTTTAGTAGCACTAATATCGTGTATGTCTTTGCCCAAGTCATGTTCGGTAAATGAATATCCTACACTGCGTCCATAACTAATATCTACAATGTTTGGTACTTTTGCTATTTCGTATTCTTTGTGCAATGTATATCCAACTTGTTTTAATCCTGTAATAATATTGTTTCTAACTACATAGTAATCAAATGGATTGTCATCTTGGCCAGGTCCTGCATCCTCACCTTGAACATCTCTGCACATAATAATAACTTGACCAGTTTTTTCCATTGCACGTTTGAATAGTTCAGTGTGACCATCGTGCCAGGGTTGCCATCGTCCTAGCATTTGTGTGGTTGGCTTCTTCCAATCAAACATTTTTCTCTCTCCATTGCTGATATCTTTTTACAGCAAGCATTAATGTATTATGAGTATCTGTAAACCATTCACTAACACGATAGTCTACAACATCCGGTGTTTCGAATATTGCATTTGTATCTTCGTAACGGCCTTCTTTGATAGTATCCATCCACACAGTAAAGTCTGCATCAAACTTTTTACGAGTTTCTTCAGTAGGACACACAAAGTCACATACAGCAACCCTTCCAGCAGATACAACGCCATCTGCAATCATACTCATACGAAATGCCTGGCGTTCTCTACCTTCTTTGCTAAAATCCCAGTCTTTGTATTTTTCTCTAACAACATCTGCATTGATATGTACGCCGCCGATTAGTTCTGCAAATGGTTTTGCCAATGTTGATTTACCACTGCCTGGTAATCCAAATATTAATATTTTCATAACTTAGCTTCTTTCACAACCTGTCTTACTAGATCAACATCATTTGGGTTGCGTTTAAATCTCATTGCCCAGTGTCCTGGCTCTAGTACTGTACCTAACATAGTTAACTGTTCGTCATTAAAGTTATTTAGTGCAGCTTTGCCTGTTTTACAATTTAGTACCAGCCATGGAGATATTTTTCCATCTCTAATATCCCAAGTAATTCTATTTGTACTTGCGTGTTCAAAGTAATGATTGTACAAACTACTATTTTCTTTTGCCCAGTTTACCATAGTATCAATACTACGTTCGAGAGCAGTTTGGACGCCTTCTTTGCGAATAAGTTCGTTGGCGTATTTTTCATACATTTCTTCTCTACACCAATGATCAAGTTTTACATTACTAGTAACAACATAGTCAATGTACTTGTCAGGATACAGCGGTCTTACGTTGTTAACAAAACTTCCAAACTTAACAAATGCATTGTAGAAACTACTTTTAACAAACTCGTCATAGCTTTTTTCTTTTTTATTACCTGCACTTAACTTGTAAAATCTTTGAAATGCGTAAAATCCAATAGTTACTCGCTTTTCATCTTTTTGTAGCCAACGTCTTTTAGGCTCACACATATGGGCAATAAGAGTACTTTCTTTTGAATAACTTTTATTACAATATTCACATGTATATTTAGATGTCAACTTTTTCGTATCCGTGATCGTTTGCAAGTTGCTTGATTTCTTTTTTTGTAGATATTCTAGCAAGTGTTTCAACCTCATCAAGTTTCATATTAGGATATATTTGCGATAATAGTTTTACTTCTTTACTACTATCGTCTTTCTTTTTCTTGAGTCCTATCCAAGGATGGAACTGTTGTTTTCCTGTATTACCTGCTACACACAACAACTGCCATTGCAGTTTGATATGATTGGTGCCACCTAGTACATTCCAGTTTTTGTTGTAGTATTCGTTGACTTTGAACACTGCTAGTGCAGTTTTTTCATAGTTACCTTTAACACTACTAATATATCGATTGAGATTCCACAGGTCGCCTTTGATATCTTTTCTGCCAACATCACTAGCAGCATCGTATAACTCTTTCATGTTGTTATCGATTGCTGGTATTAATACTTTAAACAAGTCCAGTTCTTTATTTGGCATCCGCTGGTTTCTTTTCTGCTGGTTTCTTTTTCTTGCCCCAAGTGTATACAATATCGTCTTGTTCAGTTTTTGCTCCAGGAGGGCATACTTCTACTTTGTTTCCCTTGGATAACCATTCATCTATTGCTGCTTGATCGCTTTTAGTTATTTCGTATCTCATTTTTAATGTGCCAATCTTTTAGATCTTGGGGTGAATTTATTTCAATGCCATCAAACTCAACTTCAACAACACCAATCCTAATACTATTTTGTATCCAACGCAGTTGCTCAAGTTGTTCTAATGTTTCTTCTGTATACTTGGTGCTTGCATTGTACATTGCCTTTACTTCTCTGTTGTATCCGTAAATACCTAAGTGATGATCTCCGTATGGCAAACTAGCTCTTAAGAACCAATGTGCCCTACCTCTATTATGTATCATTTTAACACAGTTTGGATCACTTCGCAAGTTAAAATCCATTGTAGTATATGCAGTTGCTACATCGCTGCGTTGTAGTTCTGCTTCAACTGCACGAATGATATCTTCTGTAATATCAGGCATGTCGCCTTGTACATTTATGTAACGATCGTATTCTAATACTTTGTCGATTACTTGCATACAACGTTCGGTGCCGTTTTCCGCTTCTGTGGTCCAAAGACATTTAGTTGCACCAAGATAATTATATACCGTTTGATCGTCGGTTAGCACATATGTGTCTAATCCTGTAGCAGCACATTTGTTGTAAATGTGTTCTATCATAGGCACACCGTTTAACGGTGCCATAACCTTGCCAGGAAATCTTGTACTAGCGTATCTAGCAGGTATTAATATTGCTGTGGTCATAGCCAACTCCATCCTCTAGCAGCATCGCTGATTACTTTAATCTGCTTTACTGTATCTTCAAAGTCTTCTAGTCGTAACATATTAGGACCGTCACTAGGCGCATTGTCTGGGTCGGCATGTACTTCTAAGAAGAAGTTGCTAATGCCCATAGCAGCGGCAGCACGAGCAAGACCTGGGACGTAATCACGATTACCGCCAGACGATTCACCGGCCCCTCCAGGTTTTTGTACTGAGTGCGTTGCGTCAAATACGATCGGAACGCTAAAGTTATCAAGCATGTACTGCATACCATTAAAATCGACCACAAGATTGTTATATCCAAAGCTAGTTCCTCTTTCTGTTATCCATACTTCTTTAGCACCTTCTGTTTTTGAAAGGATACCTTTTACGTCCCACGGTGCAAGAAACTGTCCTTTTTTGATATTTACAACTTTGTCTGTAGCACAGGCTGCTTGTATTAGATCAGTTTGTCTACATAAGAATGCAGGAATCTGTAGTACATCGATTGCATCATCAAACTCGTCTCTAATAGTATGCACTTGGCGCACATCGTGTACATCTGTGAGAGTTTTTACTCCAAGTGTTTTTTTGATTTCACGAAAGTCAAACAGTGTTGCGTACAGTCCTTGTCCGCGTTCGCCGTTTGCACTTGTACGGTTAGCTTTGTCGTAACTAGCCTTGAAGATATATTCTATGCCGTACTTGTCGCATACACGCTTGCATTCTTTAGCAATCTCTGCTGATTGTGCTAGTGTCTCGTGCTGGCATGGTCCTGCGATAATTCTCATACTTGATCCTTATTACTATCCTTAACAGTATAGTACATTACAAGCAATCTGTCAAGTTGTTTCTTTAATGCAGGATTAGAATCAGCTGTAAGATGCATATCTTGCCATTCACTCCAACTAAACATATCTCCAGTTGCTCTACTAACAGCATCTGGGTCGCCGCCAACTATCCATCTTGCTATTTCATTGAGTGGAGGATCTCTATAGCGGGCATACAAAACACCGTTTGCCCGCTCATAGATTAACGCTTGTCCCGGAATCAACTTAGCCAAGATTACTTGTCCATTAACTCTGCTTTGCGCTTCTCGATAGCTGCAAGGCGTTGAGCTTCTGCTTCAATGTCAGCAGAATCTTTTTCTGATTTTGCTGTTCCGTCGCGACCCATAACTACCAAAATGATTGCTGTGATCAACGGTGAGATGAGTAGTGCAACTACAAACCAAAGCCATCCATTGCGTCCCCAGTTGTTAGCCCAATAGCCTACTAGTGCTGAAAACACTACTGCCATTAAAATAATATCCATTTTACTTCTTTCCTTTTACTTCGGTGCCGCTAGTACGACGAACAATGTCATCGTGATTAAATTCAGCCCAGTACAGTTCAAAAGCGACACCGTCTTCTAGTCCTTCGAACTGATGAATTTTACCGGGCTTGACTTGTGTAAAGTCGCCTGCGTTTAGAATAGTTTCATCAACTAAGCCTTGATCATCTTGCCACACACGAACAATCATCTGTCCTGACTCTACATAAAAGCCATTCCATTTAAATCTATGTTCGTGCTCCGAACATTTGTAACCTTTGTTGAATTCAATACGATGAAACTCTAGTACACCGTTTGCATGGATCAACTCTGTGTTGCCCCAAATCTTTCCTGCTTTTATTCCCATTATGCTATATACTCCTTTAATATTTCTATTGCCTCGTGCCAGCTAACATATTGTTCTGTTTCAATATCCCAAACTGGTTGAAAGCATACTGTCCATCGTGGCTGGTTTCCTGGATTAAGTGTACCATGCAATACACCTGTATTTACAATACTAGGTTTATTTGTATTAGCTCTATGCAATACTGTACAATCTTTTGGTGATGCTGTTAATACTGTAATTTCATCATTGTATATTATGCTTTCGTCGCCTTTTGTATTTACACCAGGCTTAACTGTATATTCAAAAGTTTTATCTGCTTTGTACCATATTATTTCGCCATCTTCAGGTCCCCACGTTTGATTTATCTTTACAAATTCAGTTTCGTAATGATAAAAGTCTGTATGTATTGGTACCTTGCCGCCGTTTGGCGGAGTATAAAAACATTCAATCATCAACAACTTCATATCAAACTGTGCTAAGAAATCTACCATATTTTGATCGTAGTGATTGGGCAAATGCTGTTGCATTACAGTTTTTTGATTAGTATCAAATAGATCTGGTTTTTTAATTTCAAAAGGAAGATCTATATATCTATGATATCTGTTATAAAAGTTTTCCAAAATCTATTATCTCACACTGTCTACTTATATCCTTAACAAAAAATGCACATAGAGGATTTTCTCCTTCTGTAATCGGAACACTTAAAAGTTGTCCGTTTTTCATTTTAGGAAAATACCATTTAACATCGTTATAGAAATTTACTATCTCAATGCTACCAAATCCTGGCTGAAAACTAGTTAGTGGATTGAACAAAAAAGATTCAAATCCACGTTCATTTAAACTTGTAATCGGCAATACTTCTAAATCACTGCCGGCTTCACTACATCCAACAGCAATACACCAATCCAATGGCATAGTAACTTGATGTCCATTAATTTCTATAACTGCTGCCGGACTATTAAAACTTTCTAAAAAGATTAATGGTACATAAAAGAAATCAGGATCTTGTGGACTACTGTTATCTAACACACTAAATCGCATAGTGTCGTCTACTTCTTCTGGCAAACTATTTAAGTTAAAACTTTTATTTTCTAATGTAAGTATATTCATTTATTCCAATCTACTTTCTCAATTGTGAATGGATACTCTGCTTCTTTGTAAAACTTTTTACGCTGAGTTAGATGTCGCTTCGCAAACTTACACGTACTTGTAAGATCCCATATTTGTACGAAGTCTTTATCTTTTGCCTTTCTTACGCCTCTACCAATACTTTGTATAACACGCACGAAAGACTTACCAGGCTCAAGGAGAACAAGATTAAAAATACGTGGAATGTTAAGGCCGACGGCGGCGACTCCATACGTTGCGATAATGACTTCATTAGTTCCTTCGCGAATCGTGTCATATGTTTCCTTTCTGTCTTTGTTCTTAACAGCGCCGCTTATAAATGTGCTGCCTGGTATCAGTTCTGCTAGTGCTTCACCTGCACTAATTCTATCTACTAGTATAAGTGTATTGCCTGAGTCTTTTACTGTATTTAATAGTTTGCCTATATATTCTAAACGTGCTGTATTTGTTGTTAAATATTTTAATTCTTCTTGGTAGCCTGCATGTGCTACTGTATCTATTAGTTGTACTACATTAACATGACATTGTGATAATACACCTTTGTCTTGTAATTCTTTTGCACTAATATTGCCAATCACTGGACCAAGACTAGCGTGAATACTTTCGAACTCAAACTTCTCTTTAGGCACCGTGCCAGTTAGTCCCCAACGTATGGGTGCATTACGTAGGTTGCGAGTAAGCAAGTTCTTAAGAACTTCTGCTTTGGCTTGGTGTACTTCGTCGACAATAATAGTGCTTACACCTTCTAAGAATTCGGCCAGTGATAACACTGCGCTTCCGTCCTTATGCTTCTTGTCTAGAATATTCAAACTCTGCCAAGTGCATATAGTGTGAGTCTTACCTAAGTTCTTCCTGTCTCCGAAGTACACCCCTACATCGAGACCGCAGTTAATATAGTCCTCTTCTGTTTGTTCTACTAAGCTCTTGTTAGGAACAATCACAAGACTTCTACCATACGGCTCAGTTATGTGTGACAGCGTTGCTGTAGTAATAGTTTTACCTGCACCAGTAGCAATCTGTTGCAAGCTCTGTGGATTGTTTAAAAAGTTGTTGATTGCCTCAACTTGATAATCTCGAAGAATAATGTCTTCGCCTTCTGCAGGATGACCTTCCGGCCATTGTACGCCTTGGTCTGCCCAATAACTTTCTGTTACTGGAGTAAAGTTTAACTGTATTGGATGTCGTCTGTCTTCAATGTCTACAATCTGTACACGATTTTTAGAGAGCACTTCTTGTACAACATCAAGATGATTAACATAACCAGTGCCGCCAATACCAAAAAAAGCAACCTTGCCGTCCCAACGTCCGAGTTTGTATTGTGGCATGTGTTTTGCATATGGTACTTCAAACTTTAGTGCATTAGACAGTTTGCGTCTAACGTCTACATCAAGTCCTTCTATCTTAATGTTTACTTCATCTTCGATTATCAGTTTACAACTTGCCACTGGCATAACTCCCAAAAAGACCTACATGATTATCATTATATATAATGCAGTCGCAGTTTATATCTACATAATACTTTACATTACTACGTGAGCGTATGCTAGATTTACTTAAACAACAAATAGGTAAAAAACTAGAACTCAATAAAGTCTTAGGTAGTTTGTTCTTTTTAATATATACTATTTTTGTGTTGTTGTCAACCCAATTATTTAACTTTTGATTTTTTACATATGCATTTAACTCTAAGTTTTTTGTATCACTTGAATCTACTCTAAACATAACCGATTGCAAACTACTATCAACATATGGTAAAAATGCTTGATGAGCTTCAATAAGTTGTTGATGACAATCATCTTCATCAACTGTAACAATCAACGGAAACCGATTGAGTACATTAATACTATTTGCAATATCACTCATTGTCCATGTTTGAGGGTCTGCTGGTACAGACGAACTTGTTCTATAAGCAATCATTTCAGTTAAGTCTAGAGAATCAATGTTATCATTTGAATAGCCGTATCTTAATGAACGATCAGCTTGTTGTAAAGGTGTTAGACTTTTTATGTATTCGCGTTCTGTTGTATCCATTCTGTTTAATACATTTTCAAATGACGAACTATACTTTGATTTATCATCTAATATATTTTTAACTTTGTTAACATATTCAACTATTATTTCATCAGTTTTAAAACTACGTTCTTCTAATGCGCTGAGTATTTTAAACGCATTAGTTGGTGTTAGTTTATAAAAGTGTTCGTGCGATCCGCGAACATGAAAATATTCTCGATTTGGTATATTTAAACTTTGTATTTTTACTATATCTTTTTTATTAAACGGAAATCTCACCTTGATCCATGTAGAATCTTTCGACGATGGTTTGAACCGTGGTCGACCAGGAATACTTTCTCCATCAATAATAATAATATATTTTTCTCTATTAACAGATCTCAACGGCATACGTGTTGGTAAATCTTCTATAGAAATATTATCCAACTCTGATTCAAATGGTTTTAGCTTTTCTAAAACCAATGCATATTGTCTATCAGTTAATGCAACATCTTTTTGTGTTTGTTGACATATACTTTCTAAAATAGCACGAGCAGGCGTTTCTATGTTAACTTCGTATAATAGTTTATGGAGTACATTTTCTAAGTTCATACAAACAATATAACATATTACAACCTACTAGTCAAGTTTTTCAGTGACAATCCTTGAGATATTTCATCAAGAGTATATTCGGTGTGAGCATAATCATTTAGCCATTGCTTACGGTTTGGCCTCCTTGGATGTTCTATATTTTTAAAATCAGTGTTTGAAACATCATACGCAAGACTGCTTGGCCCAGAAAATACTGGTATGCCAGCTAGTATAGCCAATGGCCCGGGATTACTACTCCAACTTACAACAGCGTGAACTTTGTTAAATGATAGATTATAATCATCATACGTATTCAATAGTTTTTGAGGCTGATCTCTATAAACATTTTTATACTGTCTTTCAATGTCCGGCAACGGGCATCTTGGATGTGGTCGAAAAACTATAGGCATATCAGTATATGTTTGTATTTCATCTATAGTATTCATCACCCAGTTACTCATACGTGGCATGCCTTGCCACTGTAGGCTTTTATCATGTTGCCCGCATATTAGTATATACTCGCCGTTGTCTCGCCACGGCTTTAGAGATAGACCGAGTAGACAACAGCGATCACTGTTATTACTATTAGGCCCAAAGTAAGCATCTCTATTGATGCCATTTAGTCCCACCTTCCATGTTGTTCCTCGATTGATTCCACCCACTTCCAATACGATTGTTGGTTTGCCGGTCTGTTGATTTTCATTCCAAATACGTGCGTTAGGAGCCATCCTACCGTGAAATAATACACTCCATATAACATCAATGCCATTATTACTAGCATTATCGCTACAAGTGTGCCCAAGTGCATTAGCACCTTGTCTAAAAGCATCGAAAACAGGGGTTGAATTTTGTGCGCCATATTGTGTCCATAAATTAAAGTTCATTGTTAAATATCCTAGTACACTATTTAACAAGGATTAGCCCGTGACAACAATTTCTTTTGTATCAACTTTCCACAAGCCTGTATTAGATTTATACGGGCAACGCTTTGTTGACAGTTTTAGTAAAAACATTGATCAACAAATAAAACTTTATCTGTATGCAGAAGACTGTGTTCCTGTTACAGATGATCCACGTATACACATTATGGATCATCATGCAACACTTCCAAAACTAGTTGCATTTAAAAACAAATGGAAAGATGTGCCTAAAGCAAATGGAAAATGTCCATGGCCTGAAAGGCGTCCAAGAGATCATCATAAAGAGTTTAAATGGAATGCAATACGATTTGCCAACAAAGTATATGCAGTATTTGATGCTGCACAACGTTGCGATACAGATTGGCTTGTTTGGCTAGATGCTGATACGTATGTACACTCGCCTGCATTATTAATGGACTTGCAAAAGTTTACACCCAAACGTGCTTGGATGAGTTATTTAGGCAGAGGAAAGAAGTGGCCCGAGTGCGGGTTTTACGGGCTAAATCTTAAAACAGATGCAGCACAAGAGTTTTTAGCAGAGTTTGAACGTGTGTACCAAGATGCTGAAAATGGAATATTCCAAATGGAAGAATGGCATGATAGTTATGTATTTGAAGAAGTAAGAAAAAAGATACAACACAAACATAGCCGAGTGCCGTTTTTTAACATAAGCGGTGATTTAATAAACGGCGAAGGACACCCAATGATTAACAGTGATTTAGGAAAATATTTTGATCACTTGAAAGGCGACAGAAAAGAAGTTGGGAAAAGCAACAAACCAAAAGACTTGAAAGTTAAACGCACTGAAAGTTATTGGCAGTAGTTGCGCATATGCCGCCAACAAGTTCCATTGCGCAGTTCATCAAATTTCCAGTGGAACATACTAATACGTTGTAGCCATGCTTCTCTGTCAAACTCTTTTGGGCTTTCTAATCTGTGGAAATCATCATGCGAAACATCACTACACTGACTGTTTGTACTATCGGTTATAAATGAGTGATACCCTTGTATAATAGGACCTACTACGCTACTACTGTTATGGTTAACCACTGCCCATGCTTTGTGCATGTCTTGTTCCAGCGGTGTGCCAAACTCACTTATTCGTACGCCTCTTATTTTTGCCAGTCGAGAAGTACGATGATTTAAATATTGATGTGCCGCTTTGTCGCCTGGGTGTGCTCTAACAACAATGGGCCTGTCGCTGTGTTTTCGAATACGATTAATAGTTTGTATTGCCCATTCTTGCACATCTAGCCCTTTCATGCTCCAACCACCGTTGCGTTGCATCATTAGAACAATAAACTTTCCTTTTTTAATAGTAGGTTGTAACTGTATGCCAGTGTCTCTACTAATAATATTCCATCTATTAGGATCAACGTGTGCATCGCAATATTCGCCAGTTGTAGGGAATATTCCATTAAAACTATATCGTAGATAGCCATGCGGATTAAGTTTATTAGCATATAAAAAAAGATTAGCATCGGCGCAGCAAACATGTTTATTTGTTTTAGCTTGATGATTAATAATGTCGTCTCTTAACTTTAAATGAGGAGTAGTTTTTTTATCATATACCCATCCTTGTATAACTCCAACATCAGAGTTTACTAAGTGTTCTCCATCATGTAGTATACCGGTATCGCCTGCTGCATTAACACCTTGTACAAAATGTTTTAATAACAATGTCTTTTGTTCATTGCTGTTTGCTCTTGGAACACTTTTAAGATAACTAACTACTTTCATTTAGTATTTCCCAGGCAATGCCTGTACGCATTTCTTTGGCTGTAAACTGACAATAACTTAGATGTGCAGCAAATGCAGTCATGTCGACAGGGTTAGGTATATACAAATCATTTATCTGAGATATTTCAGTATTACAAAACATTGTTGCTGAATTTTGTGCTAATGCTATTGCAGGAACACCGTAAAGTAATGCTTCAGTGGCCGCAATGCTATTATAAGTAACTACGCAATATGCATCCTCCATAGCCTGCTGAATAGTATTTGTACTAGTTCGATCGGTACGTGAAGGTTTTAGTCTAACTTCAATATCCATTGATGTATATTTTTTAATCTCTGCTATAGTTTCTTGCATCCATGTATCCAAGTTATATCCATTAAATACCATAACTTTTTCACTTGGTGGAACTATTAATATTTTTGATCCAGGGCGATGATTTCTATATCTCCATTTTAATAGACCGAGTCTATCGTGGTCTCTAGGAATACAAGGTCCAAGATTTTGCATAGCGTTTTTTGTAATTCGATGATAATCTTTTTTGACACCAGCTTGTATATATCCAGTATCAATAGTATAAAAATCAATATTATGTTGCTGACAGTACCTAATAGCTTTACGACTAGTGCCGCCTATGCCTCTACAAACTAATGGATTGGTAGTGCCTTTCTTAGCGTCCCATTCGCCAAGTTTGCCACCGCATCCAATAATAAATGATTCAAGATAAGGATCGTATTCAACACCTTTTTTTGATAAATCAAAATCTTCTGTATCTGGTGCTATTGCTTGTACTTTTCTGCCCATATTATTTTCCTTAACTTCTTTTAATATTTTATCCGGCTGGTATACTACTCTGTCAGGATCAACTATATCCTGTACTGTTGCATTAAAATAATCAATAAGATATTTTGGATAATCTAAGTCGTCTATTTTTCTATCTCTAAATCTTAAATCACCGATCTTTTTTTTTGACTTTCGATTATTTCTTCATGCATACGACTTTTTGCATTATACCATTCACTTGCATATTCGCAAGATTCATATTGTTTAAACCAAGGGCCACCTTCTGTGTAGTGTAAAAACTTTGGAGATCCATCCTCTGGTTCTTTGTACCATCCTACTAACCAGTTCCATTCGTGACTTAGTTCTCCAATTTCTGTATCGTCTAGCCAACTAAATCTATGAAAGTATGCTCCAGTTTTATGTACATTGTTTACTTGTTCGGCTGTTATACTTGCATTGCTAGGATGCCCACAGTTAATAAGCATCATACTACTCCAGTTTTTACGTGGATATATATGCTGAACTTGTCCGTCCATTTTTACAGTTTCTTTTGGAGTGTAATCATGTTGAGCGCACATCACAGCATATTTGTCATCAACTTGGTCAAACAATAGTTTAACATCTTCGAGAGCAACAAAGTCACAGTCAATAAACAATGCCCAACCTTTATACTCGGTTAAATGCGGAATAAGAAATCTTGTAAATGTAAATTCTGTACTTGCTAACGCATCTACTGGTCTAGTATATACTTTATGCTTACGAAGTTCTTTTTGCTTCAATGGTATAACTTCAACAGGAACACTAGCAAGTTGTTCAATACTGCTTTTACACACTTGGTATGCAATATCTTCTCTGCTATCCCAACCTACAAATATTTTTAATGGTTCAATAGGTTGATCTATTTTAATCTCTTCGCTCAATATCTTTCTCCGTTAATTCGTTACCTAACCATACTTCTATTACACGAACTGTCTTTTCGTCATTGTTAACTGCTTTATGCCAGCAAAGTGCAGGTATATCTAAACTGTGACCTTGGCCAACAACATATGTGTGCTTTTCTTCGCCGTCATACTGTAGTGTAATCTCTACATTACCTTCAACTACATGCCAATGTTCCGAACGTGTAAAATGCCGTTGGTCGCTTAATGCTTTACCTGCATCAAACTCTAGTTGTTTTACTTGCCAGCCATCGCCCTTGTCTAGCACAGTGTATCTGCCCCAAGCACGTTCTGTAGTAGGTTGGCTCCATTCTTTTAGTATCCAACTGCTACTGTTTTTCTTGTCCTCACCGCCAACACCAAATACAAATTCTACATCAGGATGATTGCCGTATGTTGCTTGTTCTGGTATGCTACCATCAACTCTATCGCCTCCGTTGGCGACAATCAACTTGCCTCTGTGTGTGGCAAGCAAATAACCAATAGCTTGTGTTGTGCCGCCTGTGTCGTCGTCTTTAACAAGTATAACTTCATCAACACAAGCAAGTTCTTTTACTATTGCAGCACGTTCGTGAAAAGGCATAAACGGCCTGCCTTTTTTATTCACAAGCCATGTATCGCTGTTTAATCCTACAACTAGTTTATCGCCCAACTGTTTTGCTGCTTTAAAATATTCAATATGACCGCTGTGAAGTGGGTCGAACCCGCCTGTAACTAATACTGTTTTCATAATAGTACTTATATGATAGTTTTATTCTGTTCTAAAAAAGTGGCATATGTTATTTGTTCGTAGTTAATATTTTTATTTACAAACCACGTTTCGTATATTTTTTCAGGTTCGTCATTTATGAATACTTGATCAACTGCAACTTTGTATCCATTGCTAACCATAAACTCTTTTGCAAGTAGATTATATTTGCTGCCTTCTTGATACTCATCGTGTTCAAATGTTATACAGTCAAATGTAACGCCTTGACTTATTACTCGTTGTAATGCTCGAAATGTATTTGCAGCAGGTTCGATATCACAGCTCAAATATCCTACATGCATATTCATATTATTTTCTTGTATTGCTTTTTGATAATCAAAAGTTAGTGCATTTTCAAAATAACATTTATTGTTTCTAGATTCTGCTTGCCAATCTGGTAAGTGTTTTTGTGAAAGCTCAATACTAAAACCTTGAAAGTTGTTGTTTTCTAACTCGTATGTGTTGTTAAACTTTACAGGTTTTTTGGCGCCGATTTCGATATAAGATTTTGTAGTGCATATGTTTAATGCAAATAAATCTTGACATGATTGAGAATAGGATTTCATTAACTTCTCATTCCATTGAATACTGTTTTCTTAAACTTTTCATTATCAGTATGCACACTGTTAATCAGTTCAAAGTCTAAGTTTAGTTGCTTTAATAAAGATGCTATTGCTTGTGTATCTTTAGGCAAGCACATACCACCATACCCTCTAAGATTGGGATTTACATCTAAATACATATCAGTAGCTTTGCCCGTTTTGATATAGGCATTTTTAATCGTAGTATAATCGCAATCTAACTTTTCACAAATTTCGTACATAACATTTGCAAATGTGACACGCAAAGCAGCGTACACATTGTTATAATATTTTAAAACTTCTGCTTCATTAGGCGTTAGGTGTTCTGTGTGTTCTGGTAACTCGCCGTGTGCTTTTACAAGTTTACGATACACCCAAATATCATGTGTGCCAATTGCAAGCAACTTATGATTGTTAATAAAATCTTCTGCTGCACAACGTTCACGTAAAAACTCTGGCACAAAACATATAGTAAGATTTCTATATGTATCTATCATGCGTTGTGTAAATCCTGGAACAACTGTACTACGTATTGCAATAATACCTTTGTAAGAATAAAGATTGAGTTCTTTTATTACTGATTCTAATATACTTGTATCACAACTTCCATCAGCAGCTTGAGGAGTAGGCACACATAGAAATGCTATTTCGGCATCCAAGACTTCGTTGATTGTTGTGTCAAGTTTTGTATCATGTGTAACTAGGTCATGTCCTAGCATACTAAACCCTGAATAATTGGCACTGCCTACCGCGCCCATACCTATAATACCTATCTTCATAATAAACTTTCCACTGTCTTTCTCAAACCGTCTTGCAAAGGTGTATAATCATCAAACTCTGTTAGCGTTCTAACAAGTGTTGTATCTGGGCAACGGCGTTTTGCACTACCAACAGGTCCAGGGCGTACTTCAAGTTTATCTGGATTGATACCCATTATGCCCATTATTAGTTTGGCTACTAGCTTTATTTTAACTTCGTATTGACTGCCAACGTTTACAGTTTTGTTGCTGTGATTGCGCACAAGTATATCTGTCATTTTTACAGCATCGTCTACATAACAGAAGCTACGGGTATCATCGCCTTTGATATAATATTCTCCTGCTTTACAACGTTCTACAAACTCGTTGATAAAATGATCTATCTGTCCTGGTCCATACACGTTAAAGTAGCGTATGATAAGATATTCCAATCCACTGTTTGCTACTAGGTTTTCGCCAAGAGCTTTCGGAATACTATAACTCCATCTTGGATTCGTAATGTCGTTAAACACAACTGGTACTTGCTCATCAGTTGGCACAGGGTAATAACCTTCATCTATTGCTCCGTTAAATATTTCACATGTACTTGCAAACACAAACTTGGTGTTTGTATCTCTATAACGTTCGATTAAGTTTATTGTAGGCAATGTATTATTAATCAATACATCAGTAGGCTGTTCATAAAATAGTCGAGTACCATTAGTTGCTGCAAGATGTACTACAACATCACAATCAGGCATTGAACTAGTTACACCAGAATACCTTAGGTTTTTAATATTTCCGTCTTTTTGATCATATGGAAATACTTCGCCAGTATCTTTTACATAGTTATAATAATGACTACCAATAAATCCTTTATGTCCTGTTAATACTATTTTCATTTCTTTTTCTTTGTTGCTTTAATAAAATAAACATCGCGTTGTTCTTTTCGTGTGCCTTTGTAATGACACATGTGATTTTTAAATGCTGAATCAAAGTGTCCTTTGCTAATACCTTTTGGACTAATACTCTGACCAACAATCTTGTTTTCTTTTTCTAGCTTTTCTAAGCAAGCATCAAATACATGACAATCTAACTGTGCAGGTAGATTGTATATTTCATCTGTATCATAATACCATTCCCATAAGTCAAAAAACTCAGCACTATTAGAACAGTCTAAGTTAAAACTTAACCAACCTGTTTCTGTGTATTTTCCGTCGCGGCCAAGATAGCTTACAAACTTATCATTGTCTAAGAAGCTACGCAAGTACTCTTCGTTAATAGGTGCAAGTATTTCGGTGTCAGCATCGAGCCAAATAAGTCTGTCAGTTTTAACTTTTCGACTAGCATCAATAATACAATAACTTTTGTAACTAAATCTTACAGCATCAGTATAAAACCCTTTGGTACCTTCTTTAACAGGTCTTCCACTATTGCGCTTTTTAAAACGTTTAAGTCCTTTAGATTCCTTTGAAAGAATATAGTTTTTCCATTTCTCAGTATCGTCAAATAAAGGTGTGTCAGTGTATACTAACACATTAACATTTTCATCTAAATATTTTTCCAAACTATTCATAAAATACTTGGCATATATTTCATAATGCTGATCGCCAAATGTTGTAACGATTGTTGTTTTTACATTACCATCCAAAAATATAATCCTTTCTTACATTTGTTATTTCACGAGCACCAAACGATTTTAAAAATAGACCAGCACATTCGTCAGTATCAGCTTGTTGTTCGCATACAATAATAGGTTTGTATTTTAGTATTGTATCCATTGCACCCTTGAGTACTTCAAGTTCGTGTCGCTCGCAGTCTATCTTTAATAGGCCAAACTTAGGAAGATTCAAATCGTCTAGTCGTTTGATATTAATACTACCTTGTCCTATATTGCTTACAAAACTTCCGCCAGTGTTTTCAGGATCGTATACCATTTCAACTAAATCGTTTACGTTTCCTAATGCATGTTTATGTATGTCTACGTTTAATCCTGCTACATTACTTTCTAAACAACTATACACTTGTTCAAGTGGCTCAAATGCTATTACACGTTTAAATCTTTCAGTAAGAGGTTTTGCCCATAATCCGACATTGGCTCCGATATCAATAGCAATATCAAAGTCTCTTACATATTTGTATGCTTCATCTCTTACATCATCTTGATATTGTGCAGGGCCGCCATTGTTAATACGTTTGGTAATCAATCTTTCAAAATGATTATCAGTATCAGGCATCCAATAGTTGTATACTTGTTTCATAATGTTGCATCTTCCATGCCTGCTACTCGTAACTTAACTACATTTGTAATCTGCCATTGCTTTTGATCAAGTGCTTTAAGTACACCTAACCACTTGTTACGTAGCAATGCAAACTCGTTAATAATCTTTTCGTAGTCGCATACATCTGTTTCGCCATCGACATATTTTTCTACATCACGACTACTTAATGCACGTTGATAGTTTTCTAGATACTTCTTAAAAAACGAGCTACGCAACTTGCGTAACTCGATATTTAAATATTCAAGAATAGCTTCAATCTCTTGAAGTTGATTGAACCGGTGTTCAACAATACCTGGCATCTCGGCAGCAGCACGTTCTACATTGCCTTTAAGTTTCACTTCAGAACGAGCTGTTACCAACTCGTTCTCAAAGTGTTGTATTGCGTTAGGTATTTCCGATATGTCTCGACTAACTTGACTATACCATCCCATTATTCATCCCATTCATCTTCATCATCTTCGCTCTGATCTAGTTCTAAATAATATTGAATAGCAGTATCAAGTCTTTTACTATTACCCATCATATCCTGTAACTGAACTTCGGACATTCCATAGTCAGCCAACATATCGACATAGCGTTCTGCTGCCATTTCAACATGTTTTTTATCTAGATATTCTTTAAACAAGTTCCACAAATCGGCTGCTATTTCTTCGTTCATATTACATTATTCCTCAACTAAGTTATCTTCGGTATTTACCAATTCAGCATCTTGAGCAGCCAGTTCTGCTTCTTCTGCTGCTCTAGCTGCGTCAGCTGCTAGTTTTGCAACTTGTGCTTCTTTAGCTGGTAAGTCTGCCATAACTTTGTCAAGTAGATCTCCTGTCCAACGTTTGCGGAATTCTAGAATAGGTTCACCAGTACTCATAACATATTCGTACCGATTGCCTTTCTTTTCTAGCAATCCTTTTGCGTCCATCAAGTCAAACATGCCCGAATACGGATCCATGCCTGTTTCATATGGAATCTCAACTTGTACACTTTCAAACGGTTTGTTGTAACGTGTTTTCATTACTTTACACGCTGCACGAATACCATGTACTTGTGATGTTTTGTTGCCGTCTGCGTCTACTTTAAGTTTAAGTTTCTTCATAGCAACAACCATAGAGCTTGCATACACAAAGCCCGAACCACCTGAGATCTTGTCATCTGGATCAAACATATCCTGTGATGCATAAGTGTGGTTAGTAACAACCATACCTACATTATATGAACCAAACATATTCACACAGTTAGTTACAAGTGCCTTTAGTGCCTTTGCCTTACGACCAAAGTCACCTTTCATATCACCCTTTTGGAACTGGTCCATTTCAGTTGGTGACATAAGCATACCAAGTGAGTCAACTACAAACAATACTTTAGGACGATCTTCTTCCGCCATTGCTTTGTAGTCTTCCATAAACGTACTAACTGTTTTAGCAACATCATCAATCATTGCCATGTTAAGTTTAAGAAGCTTGCTTTCGTCTGTGTCTACTTTTAGTGCTTGTAGCCATGTTTCGTCAAGTGCGTTTTCACTGTCAATCAGTACAACAAAAATGCCTTGCTGCTGTGCGTACTTAACAATGTTACCACTTACAATGTACGACTTGCCTGCGCCAGATTCGCCTGCGAACACTGACACTTTACCTAGAGGAATACCTTTTTGAAAGTCTCCACTTAGTAAGTAGTTGAGTGCAAAGTTGCCTGTACTAATCCAATCAGTTGGATCGTTAAAGCCTGCACTCATACCCGTAATAGATTTTGTCAACGAATTACGAAACTTCGTTGGATCGAATGACTTATTTGCCATGTATATCTCCTATTAAATGAATGAAGTAAAAGGGTTGCTGTGTAATAAAGCAACCCTTTTTAGTTGCTATTAACCTTGACGTGAACGGATCATTGCAAGGATGTCTTGCGCTCCGCCAGCTGCTGGTTCTGCTGCTGGTTCTGCTGCTGGTGTAGCAGGTTCTTGCCATCCAGTATCGGTTGTAGTTTCAGCTACTGGTGCAGGTGCAGGTGCTGGTGCTGCTGGAGCACTTTGACTTGTAGCAGTTGCTTGTGGGCTTGCTGCTTTTTGCGGATCGCCTGTACGTGCAGCCATACCACTTGGACGGAAGTAGTTACTCCAACGTTCTGCATCATATGCTTCGCCGTCTACTGACGCTTCAAACATTTCTGTTAGAATCTTAACACCAGCTTCATCTGGTTTTTTAGGAAGGAAGTCGTTGAGATTAAACAGTCCATGTGTATTTACTGCTCCCATCTCTGCATCACCTAGCGGGCGATCTCGACGTGCCCAGTTACTTGCACCATAATCAGCATAGCCACCTTTGGAACCTTTTGAAAGACGGAAGTCTACACCAGCAGTATAATCTGTTGGAAGTTCTTCCATATCTGGGTCCATCAGTGCTGCTTTAATAAGTTGGAAGATTTGTGGACCAATAATAAAGCGTCGAATAGGATTCTCTGGCAAATCTTCCTTTAGTGGATCTTCAGTTACAAACCCTTGGAAGATATAACTACGTTTTTTCCAATACTTACGACCCATGTCTTCAAGACTTGCGTCTTTAAACCAACCACGTACTTCTTGTAGGATTGGACATGACTCTCCGTACATTTCCATACACGGAACTTGTACCTGTACGGGGCGTGAATCTGTTTCGCCCTTAACTCCTGCAAAAGGAAGTTTGATCATCAAACGTTCTTTCCAAAAGAAAGTATTGTCTTGATCGCCATCTGGCAAAAAACGAATAGTTGCCTGTTCGCCTTCTTTCATGTTCCAAAATGGGTAAATCGCATTGTCACCGCCTGATGTACGGTTGCCGCTTGCGCCAGCTTCTTGTTCTTTGAGCTTTGCTCGAATTTCTGCTAATGATGCCATAGTGCCTTTTCTCCTATATGTTATGCCTATGTTAGAACAACCTATGTTGCTCTTGTGCCTTTAACGTGTAGCACAGTTTATATACTACACGTTTAGTTATGACTTGTCAACTAAAAAATGCCAAGTCTTTAAAGAGTTAGCTGATTATTTTAAACCAGCTAACTCTTGTATTCTTGTAAAATCTGCCATCTTGCGAGCCTGATATTTTTCATATACTTGACCTAGACGTTCTATGAACTGACTTGCTGGCTTGATATATCTATCACCATATGATTTTTCAACCATTGTTAACACAGCAGTTTCGCCTTTTGGAAATACGCCTTGTTGCCTATCGTAGTAACTTAGTATAAACTCGCCCAATGGTGTTTTTTGCTCTTTTTCTAGTTTTATCTTTTCGCCATCTGGTCCGTCGATTTCGTCGCCTTTGGTGTTGCCATTCATTTTAGCTTGACGTACAGCATTTGCGTATGCATTGCCTTCGTCTGTTTCTTGTTCGCCTTCTACTTGCGCACTAAAGTTATCTGCAAACTGTCCTAACAATTTATCAAATGCTGCATCAATTTGAGATTCATATGCTGCACCACCAATGCCACGTGTGCCGCCACTTGGACTTGCACCAATATCTACTGTGGGTGCTAACTTGTAAATAAATCCACCTTGCACAGGGCGTATTGTATAGTCTTCACCTTTTTCAAACTGTTTTTTAACCTGTCCAGGTTGTGCGGCTAGGGTTTCTTCAGCGGCTTGAATTGCTTGTGCTGGCGTATCGTAAACTTGTGGTCTTGCTTGCGGACGTATACTAGTTTTTGGAGCGGCCGGTTTTGCTTGCGGACGCATATTTGATGGATCCATTTCCATGTCGCCACGTGGCGGATACACATCTGCTTCTGCAATCAAATCATCAAAGTCCATTTCGTTTGCTTGTGTTGCTTCACCAACTAGTTTATAAATGTATGGAAATACATCCTTCAAATCTTCATTAAACTGTTTGATAGTAAGTTGATCAATCCAGTTACTAGCAACATCAGCAGGAACTTCAGATTCTTCTATAACTACAAATTCTTCAAGTGCTTCTTTGTACATTGTAGGTTTTTGTAATGTTTGTATTCTTTTCTTAACTGTAGTAATACGTTCGTTTACTGTACCCATGTGCTCTGCTAGGCTTTCTGCCATTACACTACTGCGACCCATATAAGTTTTGAACTTGCGGAGATTTGAAAGTTCTTCACTTAGGCTTGTAATGTGTTTACCAAAGTCATCATATGGATGTCCGCCTTCACTAACGTGAATAGCCATTGCTCTTGCACCACTAAGATGTTTAAACGGATATTTAAATCTTTCACCTTGTGCATTTTCAATAAAAAGAGATCCTATCTTTTTATTTCTACTTTCGCCTTCATTAATATCACCTGTATGTTTTATTGAAAGTTTAGCACTTCCAAACTTTTGAAAGCTGGTTTTGTGAGTGCCATACATTTTTGACTCTGCCATTTGTGTTTCTCCGCGATTTACTGCCATGCTTGCATAATCTCTTTTTGTAAAGTTAGTTCTGTTAATGTCTCTAACTTCAAAATTTAATAAACGTTTTTTTGAAAACATTCTCATTTGTTTTAAAAAGTTATACCACTCTTTGGTTTCTTCAGCACCAACTTCTTCTGTAAAGTCTTTGTTATACATTATAGTTACACCAGACTTTTCATCTAGTGAAACACTTACTTTACCTACATTAGTGTCTCTGCTTTTAAAATCAAACTCATAAAATCTTGCAAGACTAGGAGCACTTGTTACATTTCCTTCTGCATCACCGGTGGTAACGCTGGAATAACGTCCTCTAATCTCATTAAAAAGTTGTTCTGCTATTGTATCTAAATTTCTCATTGCATACTATTTATCAATAACTGCTACTAACAAAGATCGGCATTGGCATTTCATAATCCTCATCTGCTTCAATCTGATTAAATGTTTCGTACACTGTCGGATCCCAATCTTTCATCACACTCATAATTCTTAATGTTAATAATAAACTACTGACTAGATCGTCGTGGTGTCCGGGCTTTGCCTGAAAACTACTACCGGATGCAATAAATGCTTTTAGTTCACTAATCAAGGCTTTACTGTTTACAGTGAGTTTGTCATTCTCGACCATTGTTTTAAGTCTAGCACATGCTGTTGTTTTGCTGCTGTGTGTAGTGTTAAATCCTTTACGAAACTTTCTTACGTGTCCTTTTTTCATAGGCTCACTTATAAACAACCCCGGTATGTTTTCTTCGCCAAAGTCATTAATAACAAGCAAACATGCTTCACCTATGCCGTTATTTTCTACACTCCAATATATGTTGTTAGTAGCTCTTGTTTCGCTCTCGATATATTTGCATACATCAGCAAGTACTCTAACTTGTCCTGGTATAGCAGTAAGATTGTGTTGCCACTCTCCAACTTGTTCATATCCAGGAAGTTCAATGATTTGTATTGCAGCATAATCTCCACCGGTGCCCATGCTAGGATCAAGTGCTACTACATAAGATTTTTTTGGACTAGGTTTTTTATACCAACGCACTTGCCCCATATTAATGATAGGATTACACCCTGTCATTGTTGCTAGTTTAATGCTATGAATAAGAGTTTCATCAAAGATTAAAAACTCACAACCGTATTCACGTCTAAACTTTTCCTCGCCGATCCGTCCTATTTCTTCTTTTTTCCACTTTTCGTCTCTGTCTGGATGTTCGTGCCACTCGGCAATAAAACTGTGAAATCCGTTTATTCCTACATCTTGTTCGTTGCCATATTCGTCAAACTTTTGTTCTGCTTGTTTCCAAATAGTAGCAAACGTATCTTCGTCACTGTTAGGAGTGCTAGTAATAATAGCTCTACCACCTGTTGCCAGTGTAGGTGATATCGAAGTCCAAAACTCTTCAGCAATGTTAGGTTGTACGAATGCAAACTCGTCACAGTATAGCAGCGAGATACTCATACCACGTCCTGTATTACCTGTAGTTGTTTGACTTACAATACGACTTCCGTTTTCAAACTCTATACTACCTTTGTTGTAACTTGTAACACCTGCTCTAATATGATCTGGACAAGTTTCATACACAAAGCGTATGCGTGACATAATCTCTTGCGCACCTGTATACTTGTGAGCAGCAACAAGAATAGTTTGATCTGGATTAAACATAGCATACCATGCTAAGTAAATAGCAGCACATGTTGTCTTACCAGTTTGTCTTGGCATCATATTAATATTAAATCGATAGTTATGATAACTGTGCATTAATCCTAATTGATATTCATAAGGATCAAAGATTAATTTACCCAGTTTTGGATGCTGAATATACGCAAACTTGCGGGCAAAATGTAAATATCCTGTATCCGGATCCATGCAAGCTAGTAAGTCTGCAATTTGCTCTTCAGTAAATGTTTCTTTTCTATTCGCCTTTTTGATTAAGACGCCGTCTAATGATGCTGCCATATAATATTTATTCAAAAAAATAGCGCCCGAAGGCGCTATTGAGTTGGGGGAATATTTTGTTAATCTTCAGCTTTTGCTTTTTTCATTAGCATTTGTACAATCTCTTTATTCAACGCTGACTTCTTGATAACGTCTGCCATGTTGTTAGCAGCAAACCCACTGCCGCCAAACTCAGCTAATACTTCGCCAAGTCTTGAAAGTGCATTTGACATCATTAAACTAGTATCATCAGTTCCTTTCATGTTTGAACTCATGTCCATCATTTTGCGTCCAAGATTGTTGATGTCTTTGTGCTTGTTTTCAAAGTTGCTAGGCACATCATATTCTGCTACTTCTTCATCTTCATCTTCGCCGTCACGTTGTGCAATAGCTTGACTCATTGGTTCTGTTTTGTTGCCGTCTTTGTCTAAATCAGGAAAGTCTGGTTTTGTACCTTTTGATGCTTGTTTTTCAGCAAGTGCTTTTGTAAGCATTGCATGAATACTTTCTCTGGTATTCATTGGATTATCACCGCCTGCTGTTGCTGGATATGATCCTTTTTCTTTGTGTAAATCGTCGCCGCTTGGAATCATGTCACTTACATCGCCTGCATTTGATCTCATATATTCATCATCAGGTTCTGTAGTAGCATCGCCAAAGTCGCCATCATAATCTTCTTCTTCACTTGAAATCATTTTGATAGTATCTGACATAGATGGTTCTTCAGGTCCTTTCGATCCGCATCCGCCCATTGGCTGACTTGGTCCGTGCATTTTACCACATATCGGACATACGCCGTCATCTTGGTTAATATCGGTATCGTCGACTACTTTAGCATCTGCTCCTGCTAGTTGCATAATACGCATTAGTTCAGAAACTTCTGCTGCACTTTCGCCATTTACACTAATATTCATATTAGCTTCGTTTACTTTTTTCATATTAGTCTCCTGACTGTTCTTTACGAGCTGTCTCTAATTCTTTTAGTAGGTTCATTACTCTATCTTCACCAACTGATTCTTGTGCGCTTTCGCCTCCTAGTTCTTCAACTGTTAGCTTTGCAACGTATACGTCAGATGAAGTTTCTTCTTGATATAACTCTTGCGGCTCATTTGGATTACGTACAATAATATGACTTTGTTTAACACCGCAACATTGTCCAATGTACTCTTGAAGCACTTGTACTGTTGTTGGGTATGTACAACTTATTTCAAAGTATGTAGCTTCGCAATTTTCTAACTGTGGAAAATCTAATGGGCGCTCTTGTATCGGTGTTTTCTTACCAGCTGCAATCTGAGAGCATCCGTATTTTTGTAAACTGGTTTCAAGCATATCTTCAAAGTTTTCAGGTAGCTCACCAGCTACACCAATCTTAAATTCATATGTTTTTTTACTTTCAGTTAAATAATCAGCAAAGTTTTTCATTATTGTATCCTACATTATGTTACTATTTATCATTCTTCATGTCTTTTAACTTCTCTAAAAGACTATTACGATCTGAAACAACATAACCTTCACCGTTGACTATGCCGCCTTCGCCTCCTGGATTAGTGTCTCTGTCCATTTTTTCTTTTTTAAGTTGCAAGTCGATCATTTTTAGTTTCTTATCCATTTTTGCGACTTTAGCATCTAAACTTGTTTTCAACATTCCGCCAGCAACTTCAAATACTCTACTTGCATAACGACTTTCGACATTCATACCTAAGTCCATTAAATCATCATATGCTTCTAATGCACGTGATGCAATGTCTTCAAGTTCGTCATCTGCTTTTTGTCCAAGACCTTTTACAGCTGGTAATGCACTTGCAATCTTGTCAAACTCTGCTATATCGCGAAAAGTATCCTCTTGCTGAACAACAGCTTGCTTTTGTGCTTCTTGTTTGATATCTTCGTTGTCTGGAAGATTCAACATTTCCTCAAGTTTTTTTGTCATAATAGTTTTCCATTATATGCTACTATTATTTATCAAACAGTCGGTTGATAATTAAAATATTCTATTTCGTCGGCAAATCTATTAGATACTAGTTTAATAAACTCAGCAGTCATAAAGTCTTTTTTATTATATATTCCTACATGCACATTTCTTTCTAAAGGAATATAACAGTTAGACCATTTTTGTATTTTTTTAAAATCAGTGGATAATGTTTCATTTGAAAAAATATGTTCTACATCTTTTATATATTTTAATTGAGAGGTAACTCCGTTCATATTATTATCTAGACTATATTCAAGATAATATATTATTCCTTTGTTCCAAACTTCGAGCATTTTATTATAGTAATCAACTTTATAATTTTTTCTCAAACGTTGATCGCATTTAACTTTTTGAAAAACATACAAACTTATCAATCGATTAAACGTATTTCTTGTTATTGTAAAACTAGTGTCATACTGTTCTTGAATACTATCTAAAAACAAATGATCATTTCGAATAAATTGAAAACTAGAGTCTTTTAAATTTTTATACCACCATCTATAAACACTTGCTCCGCCAGTTTTAGGAATATGTACAAAAGCTACTTTCATTTTCTCTTACCTTGATGGAAAATATCTCCTTCGTTGACAACTCTAAATATCATTCCTTTTTGTTTACAATACGCTTTAGCGGCGCCCCACTTGGCTTGATTGACTACATAATGCAACTTGTTTACTTTACTATTTCCTAGTTGCTCTTTGAATGTATGATTTGCTGGTTTAACTTCAATAATTTCAACATGTTGTTTGCCTGTACGATCATTGTATACTAAAAAGAAGTCTGGAACATATATAGTATATTTTCCACTCAGTGGATTTCTATAAGGAATACGAACTGCTTCACTTGCCCACTTTGTTATATTTTCATTTGTATCACACATACGCATAAAAGCAAACTCCCAACTACTTCTATAAGTAGGAGTTCTACCGCCTATGTATTTTTCAGGGTTTTTTAATGTATACTTGCCTTGTGCAAAACGTGACATTATAATATAACATTTCTATTTTCGTATGTTACAACTTGATAATCACTTGTGTAGCCGAGAGCACTTACTTTGCTTCTATTGTTATTTAAAATAGCAGCTACTAGCTGACTGAGTTTTACTTCGTCTAATCCTTTTAAACTATCCAACAATTCAAATATATTTTTATTTTCAGATTTGGCTTGTTGTAACAGTACTGTAGTTATAGCAATAGCTGCACTTTCTTCAAACTTTCTTTTTTTAAAAAATCCCAACACACTATCAACTTCATTACTTGTGATCGATATTGATTTTGAAAAGTATCTATCAAAAAATGATTTTACTTCTGTTGCACTGTCCGTTGATTTATTAATACTTTTATCAGTTATACTACTCATTTAACCACCTATAATATCTTCAAGAATACTAGTAAATGCTGCACCTTGTAATGTTGGATCTACTCTGTAGTTATCAACAACTGCTTGTTGCAGTTGAGATTGCTGAACTGTGTTTAAGTTATCAAACAACTGTCCATTATCATTAAAAGAGTTTGCCGATCCTTGTGCTATTGCATAGTTTCGAAGTGCATTTCTAGCCAAGTCTCTTTGTTTAATAGTGCTAGTTCTCAACTCTCTCTCAGATATTTTTGGTTCTAACGCTGCATCAAGAAATGCTGTAGTTATAGCTGTTTGAGTTGAGTTTGTTGGAAAAAATGCATTGTTGTTGAACGGAACTCTATTATTTGTTGTAACTGGAGTAGTTGAAAATGTTGATCTTAGATTGCGTTGTTGTTCGCTATTAAAATCAGTTATTCCTATTGCTTCTAAAAATATATCAGTGAATACTTTTTTCCAACCTTCGTCTACTCCGGTTGTTTTGTTATCCGTTGACTCTGTACTAGTACTACTATATGGACTAGGTGATCTATCATAGTGTGCATTGTCTGCAAACCCTGCTGGCTCATCTAATCCTGTATATCCTCTATCATACAGTACAGTTTCATAATCAACACGCATGGTGTTTTTCATTACGCCTGACCCATCTGATTGATCTACTCTATCATGTTGCCATTCTCCTATGAGAGGATTCACAAGTGTAAAACTAGTAAAATGACTATCAGTGTTTTGATGATGAAGTTGGTGTATAGTTATGCTGTTAAAAAATGGATATGTTTTGCCTGCTCTGTTAAAACCATGTCTATAAGTATTTTGAGGCTCACTATCGTATAAGCCAGTTTGATATGCACGTGGACGAGTTCCTTGATCGGCATAGTTGCCGTCTTCATAATAATATCTATAATAGGCTTCCCATAGCAGTGTTGTTAGACCTGCTGCATCGTCATGAAATTCAATATTAACAGGATTGTAGTTTATTCTTGTTTGAACTACTTTTTTTCTATTGTATTGATTCATAGTTTCTGTATTAATAGTATATGTTGGCAAGTCAGCAGCTGATGCTAGTATATTAAACTCACGTTTGTTTAATAAGTTGCTAACATTGTTACCAAGTGATTGTAACGCTATTGGGTTTACATCTATTACAACATGATATAGGAATTTAACTTTAGGCGATAATCTAAAGTTATTGCGTCGATACAAGTTTGCAGCATGAGTAAAATCACCCATTATACCTTTGTTGGTATCAAAATTGCTAAAGTTATCAAAGTTTCTATTTAACGGCATAAAGTATTTATCTTATATTTAAACAGCGCACATAACAAATAAGGAGCCCAATGGGCTCCTTAGAAGTCAAGCAATCTCTTAAATGTTATTAAAGAGCGGCAGCGCCTGTGGCACCTGTGCCTGTTTCAGTATTTCGATCTTGGAAGTTGTTAGGCGTTCCAACACCTACATTAAGTTGTACAGCGTTGTCGTATTGAATATTAAGAGCTACTGTCATTGCATCATTTGCTGAGTAACTCATTGATCCGTAGTCAACACTTGTTAAATAGCAACCATACAGTTCCCAAGTTTCAAGTACAGCTGGAGTATTGGCGCCGTTGCCGCCGTCTAGTACTTCAATGCGTTGTGTAAACTTGTAGTCTTGTCCTGTAGCAGCACTAGACTGTTCAAAGAAATCAAACTGTTTCTGTAGTTGCTCGCCTACTGAACGTTGTACGTTTCCGTTAACATCGTCACGTAAATTCATTGTAACTGCTTGCCATTCGTGCTTGCCAGCCATATAAATTTTACTATTGTACACATCAATCGGTATTTGTTGGAATGATATGTTTGGACGGGTTGCATCAATAACCTGTTTTGTTAATTCAGTTGTGTTGCCGGTAATACCGAAGTTTTCCAATGTTACACGGAAACGGTATTGTAGTTTCGGCATTAGCAGACCCTGACTGCTTGCACTAGTATCGTTTGCTAACGGTACTGTTAAATTTAATAGAGTTGAGATTGCCATCTATGTTTCTCCTTATCACATGTATTTATCATTTGTAGGGGGATTTTATTTTCCCCCTACTTTAATGACTTATAACCCTGCGATTTCTCCTGTGTTTTTGATACGCAACGGTATGTAGATAAACTCTACTGCTTTGACTGGTTCAATAGCAATATCTACGTACAACTCGTTTCTATCAATTCTCGCTGGTGTGTTGTTTGATTCGTCACACACAACTAAGAAGTCATATAGAGCTCTTAGTCCCACTAGTTCAACCATTAAACTTTCTACCTGTGCTTTGATTTCATCACGTGTGATTTTATCATTTGGTTCAAATAGATATGGTTTTGTTAACTGATTCAACTGACTACGTAAGTACACTACAAGTCTTGCAACGTTGACTCTATCAAGAGCACTTGCATTTCTTGCACGAGTTTTTTGTCCAAATACAACTAGCCCAGCACCTGTTAAGAATGTGATAGGGTTGACGTTGTTTTGATACAATGTATCTCGTTGTCCTTCGTTTAGTGCTGATGCAACAAACTCGCCTTCGCCGTTGATGTAACCTGTTGAAGTTGCATTTGTAACTCCACCACGTCTTGTACCTGCTGGTGCAAACCATGGATACGCAACTTGGTCATTTAGTGCGAAAGTACGTAGTACCATATGACTTGACGGAACAACTACATTGTTGCCTGCATTATCACTAGTAAATCCACTTGGGTAATAAACACCCATGTACTCATCTCTACTTACAAGTCCGTTATCATTATCTTCAACAACTGTATTAACGTTGGTTGCCCATTCGTTAAGAGAAGTTGCATCTGGTGTTAAACGGAAAGGTGAATCACCGATAACAAATGCTGTTAGGCCTCTGTCATAGTTTAGTGTAATCATTTCTCCGATTAGCTCTGGATAACCTGGTGTTGCCATTAAGTTAAAGATGCGTGATTCGTTGTCGCGAATGTCCTGGTTTTCGTTTAGCATTGCTTGTAGTTTTTGTACTACAACTTTACGCTGTGCCTTACGTCCAAAACTACCTGAGCCATCTGCTTCATTAGCTGATTCAGTAACCCAACGATGCGGATAATATGCTGACATTGACTCGTCACCAAAACGTTCATTGTCTGCTGCTAAGTCTACATAGTTACGCTCAAAACGCTTAACATTAAAGCCACTTCTACGTAGATTCCAAAGTATCATGCCTTTTGGATATAGTGCTGGATCTGGACAATCTACATCTACAAAGTTACTAGTAATCAGATTAGCAATAGTACCTGCTGTACTACTGTTTGCACCTGCTGTGTTGTAACGTGCATCTGCAAATAGTACACCATTTTCAGTTGTTTGATCTGTTGTATCTAGTTCAACCCAACTGTTTAGTGTATTGTTCCAACGATAGATTCTTGGAAAGTTTTCAAGATCTGCTGTACTAATCCAAATATCGCCTGTTACAAGATTGCCACCGTCTGAACGATCTCCGTCTACTGGTTCACTTGCAGCAACAATCGGACCTTCTGGGTCTGGAGCATTTGCAGGTGTAGCATCGTAATATGGTGAATCGCTGTTTAAGTATCCAACCCATTTATCGCCATCATGTACCATGATATCAACTTCGTCAACTACACTGTTATACCATAATGCGCCGTCTGCTGCAAGAGCAGTTGGAGCATCATTACTTGCTGTATAAGTTAGTTCTTTCCAAAGTGTCGCAATGTATGCGTTTGACAATCCAGTTGGCGAATCGTAAAAGTTTGCAGTTCCTGATTTTGTTGAGTAGTTCCAAGCAGTAAATGCATCTGTTAATGGAGTATTTGCACCATCTACAAATCTAATGTCGCCGCCGATTGCATGTGTTATTACAACTCTGTTGCTTGAATCGACACTAGCAGTAACATTAACTAATCCTGCCGCGTTAATAGCTGCTGCCATTAAATCTGCATCTGATGTTGCACCTGTTGCAGTGAATGCAATATTTACTACTGTACTTAATGTTGCACTTCCTTTTACAGTCTCTTGAATAGTAAAATCGTTGCCGCCTGATGTAAATGTAGTACTATCAACTACACTACTAGTAATAGTTGTTGCACCTGTAGCATTACGCTTGTAAAGAGTGAAGTTGGCTAGATTTGTTGCACTTTCTGTAACATTTGCCATTGCATAAACATTAAGCGATGTTAGATTTGCACCACCACCTGTTTTATCTAATCCAACTAGTGCTGCCGAGTTTGAAGTATATATTGGTGTGCTTACTGCATCCCATAGTTCAGTTGAACCATTCCATACTTTTGTTTTCCAATCTGCGCCACTGTTTGGTGTAGTTGTTTTAACCCATACACTTCCTGTTGGACGAGATACAGAGTCTGCTGTTTTCCATTCTGGAACGCTTGTGTGAGCTGTTGCTTGATGTGCTGGAGGATAATATGTTCCAGCAGCAATACCTGCATCAGTTAGTGGTGTTCCTGTACCGTTACCAAGAACAATGTTTGAATGTGTTGCGCCAGTATTTTTAAATACTAATCTATTATCTACTGCCTCTGCTGTGATTCCAACTGCACCCAGTGCTATATTAATATCACTTACAGCTGAAGCAAGGCTAGTTCCTGTTAACGTAACTGTTACACTAAGACCTTCTGCAGATCCAATAGTGATAGTATCATTTACTGTAAATGTTGGAGTACCTGCTGTACCGGTTACTGAAGGCCAACTGCCTTTCCAATCTGCACTACCAACCTGTACCCAAGTACCTGAAGTATTTTTATACCATGTGCGGATAATAGTTGAAACTGCTACAACTGCGTAGTCGCCAATTGCGCCAACTGCACCTTTTGGAGCAAACGGAGATGATCCTGTAGTTTGTGTTGTATCAGTAATAACAGTTGGTGTTTTGTTAGTAAATGTTTGACCAACTTTGTTAGTTGCTGATTCAGCACTGCCGTTCCATTCAAAAACACCAAACTTTGTTACTTGAGTATCTAACCAGTAAGTTCCATTTGCCGGGTTTGCAGTTGTTGGCGTTGAACTAGCTGATATTGCTGTAAGGTCAATATCTGCTCTTACTACATACGCTCTGTTGCTTACGCCTAAATATGAATATGCTGCCTGTAACCCGTATTCATTTTGTTCTCCGCCATGAATAGGATTGTTGTTAGCATCTGTATAAAATGTAGGATCACCAAACGTATCTACTAGATCTCGCTGCGATGTTAGTAGGTATGGTTTACCTGCATTGGCTTTTTGAGTTCCTGGTGCAACACCAGTTCCTGCGCCGTTTAGTTTATTTTCGCCTGTTGCGACAAATATTATAGGTACTGTGCCCGGTTCTGCTGGAGTGTAAAAACTCTCATCAATAACGCTGACCTCTACACCTGGTGAAGTTAATGCCATTTTAAATTTCTCCTGTAAAGTGTTTCACTTACAACTATTTAGCAGATCGCCGGAGAAAAAGGCGGTTTTTAGGGGTTAAGTACGTATATAACTCATAAGTTCACCTACATTAAAATATAAATCGTCAAGACTTCCGTTGTTGTCAATAGTAAAATCAGCCATCCATTGTTCAAGGCTCATACTATTTCTACGTTCAGGAGGTAAGTAATCACTACGATCAACCCATATACAATAGTCGAACACACCTGTGTTTTTCATAGCGTGAAATTCTTTTTTATTTCGAAGCCCACAATAGATATCATAGGCTGCAAACATCTCTCTACCTAGAGTCGCTGCATCAGGAACATTATAATCGCAGATAGCATCATACCATTCTGCTCGGTGATTATGCCTGTCAGCGTAACACTGTTCTTCATTATCATATCCATACTTGTCCTTTAACTGATCGTAAATAAACAACTTGGAGCAAAACTGACTACTGCTCTCAAAACTATAACCATACGTATCTCTTAATATTTCGCACACAGTATCTTTACCGTGTCGGCCGTGGCCAATAACTAGTAACTTTTTCTTCATAAGTTTAATATAGCATATTATTTAGACTTTGTCAATATCCATTTTGAAAAAAGATCTGCCCAATCAATGTGTGCTTGTTCGAGAGGATGGTCTGATTCTTTTCCACGTTTGTATTTGTTTTTTGTTGCCCAGTTATGAAATCCAAGGCCATCTTCTTTGTGTACATTATTAGGAAGATCCAATCTTGCGATCATGTCTTGTAAAAACACATTGTCTTGATTTAATAACTCTGGTTCTATATCTTTAAATGCCGACGTAAAAAAATATTTAATATTATGATTCTCAAGCCAGTTTGTTAAATATTCAAGTTGCTGTAGTGGATAATATACATGGTTATCGTGCGTGTCACGTCTAGCATAAAACTCTACGTGTGTTCGTGTTAAATGTTCTGACGCCCACATTTGTCTTCTACTGTACAACATTTCATTTGAATAACCTCTAGTCTTACCGTCTCCGTCTGAAGGCAATGAAGTTAAAAATCTATCTTCGTGAGTTTTTATTTTTCTACCTGCAGGATATATACTAGGATATTCTCTGCGTAAAATACTTGTCCACATTACAACTACAACAATGTCTTCTGGTTTGTGTATTTTTAAATGGCGGCGAGTTTGATATATTACACGTCTAACTATACTGCCGTAATCTGCACCTGGCACAGCAGTATTATCAACTGTTGCATTGGGAAACATTTTTTCTTGAAGCAAGTTTGGCCATGCAGTATAGCTTATCTCGTAGCATATTCCTTTATGAATACGATCCCAACTTTCGTCTGCAAGTTCAGAGCCTGCTGTAAAACTACAACCTCCTGCTATTACTTTTTTGATATTAGTAAATCTGTTATCCAATTAAAAATCCGTAGCCAACACCACCTGCAACAGACATAGCTAAGTCGTTGTCAAGTTTTTCCATTTCTTGTTGAGCTTCGGCTTTAAGTGAATCACCGTTAAGTGTAGTGCCGCCACCAGGGCCAGCAATAGTAGCAAACTTACTACGTGCTTCACCTAACATATATTTACAGTTAGCAAGAGTATATTCCTTAATCCATTGAAATGCTTTGTAGTCTTTGTACAACTCAAAGTCAGGTCTATGATTATAACAATACAGCAATACTTCTTCCTCAGCTCTTGGTCTTGTTAATATAGTTAGTTTTTTTGTACTAGTGTTCCAAACAAATTCGATAAAACTACCGAACATTCTTCCTACTAGTTCTTGTTGTTGAGCAAAGAAATCGTATGTAGCAAGTCCGCCTATGCCGCTACCTGCCAACAAGTATGTGTTTGTATAAGCAAGGTTAAACGGTTCAAATGTTGTTCCGCCACTGTTGCCACCAAGTCTACTTCCTACACTACGTCTATGAACTTTACGTACCTCGATTATTTCATTAGGTAGTGTATATGCATTTACATCTTCGGTTAGTGCAAGAGTAATATAACTTTCTTCAACGCTGTTTTCGCTGCGTTGTCTATATCGTGCAGTTGCTTTTCCTAGTGCAGTTTCGTAGTGTATAGGATCTAGTTCTACATCTACCATTCCGCCACCTAGAAAGGCATTTACGTAATCAAATATTTCTTGTTTCTGTGTTGTAAGTTCGGCCATAGTTTGTCTCCACTAGTATTTATGCTAAATATACATATGCCAAGACTTAGTTTATACAGACCCGAGAAAACAAAAGATTATTCCTTCCTAGATGGTATTGTCTACGAACAGTTTACCGTTGGAGGGACTGATTTTAATATTCACAAGTATCTTGGTCCAAAGACCACATTGGCAGATGATGCAACAGTTGAACAGCCTGTATATGATGTTGTAAAAGAAACAAACATACAAGATTTATTATTTCTTGAAAACAGAGACAGAAAGTATGATGCTGATATATACACAATCAGAGGTCATTACAACTTGCAAGATCAAGACTTTGATTTGAGTCAGTTTGGATTGTTTTTACAAAACGATACATTGTTTATGACTATACATATTAATAGTAGTGTAAAAACACTAGGTAGAAAAATAATGCCAGGTGATGTAATAGAACTGCCGCACATGAAAGATGAATATGCTGCAAATGATTACAACATTGCACTAAAACGATTTTATGTAATAGACGAAGTTACTAGAGCAGCAGAAGGATTTAGTCAAACTTGGTATCCGCACTTGTATAGATTACGTGCAAAACAAATACTAGATTCACAAGAATACAAAGACATACTAGATCTTCCAGCAGAAGAAGGTAGTGCAAATACGCTTAGAGATGTACTTAGTACTTACGAAAAAGAAATGCAAATAAATGAAGCTATTATAGCGCAAGCAGAAGTTGATGTTCCTCTTAGTGGATATTCTACTATACAGTTCTACACACTACAACTGTCTGATTCAGGCGAAATTGAAATTGTAAGTACTGACTATGACAGTTTATTAGCTGATGATCAGATAACAGCTGACACTGTTTTTGTTACACCTGATGGAAATGGATATCAAGGATATTTAGTTGGCGATGGTATTCCTCCAAATGGAGCACCATACGGACAAGGTATTGGGTTTCCGGGTGCACCTGAAAATGGAGACTATTTTTTAAGAATTGATTTATCTCCTAATAGATTGTTTAGATATGACGGAAATAGCTGGCGCAAAATAGAAGATGCAGTAAGAACCACACTCACACAAACAAGTGGTCGCGATACTCTAAAAGGCACGTTTATAAACAACACAACAGTAAATAGTATTAGCGGAGAAGAGGTTGTTGAAAGACAGGCTCTAAGTAAAGCTCTTAGAGCAAAGGCAGGTGACTAATGCAATACTTTTATGATGGACAAATACGTAGATACATTACACAGATTGTAAGAGCATTTAGTAACTTTAGCTATCGTGACGGCGACGGTGATATCAAAGTAGTTCCGGTATTGTACGGAGATATTACAAGACAAGTTGGCAGTATTATTAGAGAAAACAGTGATAACAAACTACCAAGTGCTCCTCGAATGGGTGTGTATATTACTAGTTTGCAAATGGACAGATCGCGATTGAGTGATAGTAGTTATGTTAGTAAAATCAATCTTAGAGAAAAACAGTTTGATGAAAACACTAGTAGTTATATAGCACAACAAGCCAAGGGATATACAGTCGAACGATTGCATCCAACTCCTTACACACTGAGTGTTAATGTTGACGTATGGTCAACTAGTACTGATCAAAAACTACAAATACTTGAACAAATTTTTATGTTATTTAATCCAGACTTAGAGTTTCAAACATCTGACAACTATGTAGATTGGACTAGTTTAAGTGCATTGTATTTAGAAGATATTAACTTTAGTAGTAGAACTATTCCTGTAGGAACGCAAGATGACATTGATGTTGCTACACTAGGATTTACAGCACCAATATACATTTCGCCACCTAGTAAAGTTAAAAAACTAGGCATTATAACAGATATTATCACAGGTGTTTACAGTCAAGATGCTGGCACTATTAGTTTAGAAGGGTTTAATCCTCCTACTACATCGGATCAGGGTGTTGCAAGTGGTGTTACTGTATTACCAGATGGTACTGTTGTTAATGCAGGAAATGTTGGTATTACATCTACCTCAAGTGTAAGTAACACAGGATTAGATTTAAGCAATCCACTAGTTGTAAGTTATAGAGATTTTGATATTATAATTAATGACGACGAAGCCAAACTAGCTAAAAATAAAAAACTTCGATTAGGCGATATTAGTTGGTTAAATATTTTAGAAGCAGAGCTGCCGTCAAAATATCAACCCAACATAAGTCAAATAAGATTGCGCAGAGCAGAACTTAGTGGTGAAATAATTGGAACGTTTAATATCCCAAGCAATGATACTCATACAATGATTATCGATTGGGACGAGGACACATTGCCGGCTAACACTATTATAACAGGACCGTCTAAGACGGATGGAACTATTGATTATATTATTAATCCTATAACTTATAATCCTCAGACAGTAAAAACACCTGGTGTTAGATTATTATTATTAGGACCAATAGGTTATAAAGTTGAACGTAGTTTTAAAGCTACTACCAGTAGTAATAGAATAGATACTGATATAGACTTTACTATTACTACTAGCGAGTTGGCCGATAGAGCAGGAGATGAACGTGTTACAAGTTTTGAAGTATTTGTAAACGGAACACCAGTAGCAGCAACAAAGTCAAACATTGATGATAAGTTTATTATAAATCTAACTACAGCATACAGCATCGACGACAATATCTCGTATGTGCTCAATCTAAACGAAAAAGGTCCTGATGCTTGGAAAAATGCAGATAATACAGACTTTTCAGCTGATGCAAATGATATAGTTGAATGGGATGGATCTAAATGGGTTACTATTTGGAACTCTAGCAATGACAATGAAACTACATACGTTACTAATGTAACTACTGGGCAGCAGTTTTATTGGAACGGATATTATTGGCAAAGTGCAGTTGATGGTTATTATCCACGAGGAACTTGGACTATTACACTTTAAAATAAGTAGTTGTATGAACAAGATAATTTGCAGTGGTGCTTTATTTTATAGCCTTAAAACAAAACGATTTCTTTTTTTACATCGCACCAAAGGAAAAACAAAAAACCTTTGGGGATTAGTTGGTGGAACAAACGAAGGCATTGAAACACCTTGGGAAGGATTGCAAAGAGAAATAACTGAAGAAATAGGCAATCTTCCAAATATTAAAAAAACAATACCTTTAGAAACATTTATAAGCAGCGATAATCATTTTAGTTTTCACACATATCTTTGTGTAGTTGATAATGAATTTATTCCAGAATTAAATAATGAGCATGATGGCTACGCTTGGGTAACATTTGGAAAATGGCCAAAACCTTTACATCACGGGTTGAGTAATACACTACGAAGTAAAACCAATCAAAAGAAACTAGATACAGTTATACGGTTGGTAGATATAATATCTCAAACTGATTCTTAAGCCATTCAAAATCATTAATTTTTACTAGTTCATCTGGATTGTCTGCATTCATTTCGCCAAATGCTTTACCTGCTTTTGCTCCAGCAATAGCTGCTTTTCCAAAAGGTTTATCATCTCCTCTTGAGCACCATGCATCTAATCTAAAATCAGTTTCGTCATCTTTTTGTCTAGCAATAGTACGACTAGCAAGTTTACAACATTCTCTAAATCCACTACGCCATGCACTAAATGCATCTGTATTAAATGCTGTTGTATTACTCATTTTATCTACACCTTTAAACTTATCACTAATACTAGTAGTCATATCAGTTGTAGTTTCGTCAAGGTTTCTTGTTAATCGAGTGGGCAGAAGTTTGACGCCACCATACCCATACACTAGCCCGTTTACTGGATTATGACTTCTCCACACATGCACAGTATCTTTGCCGTCGATATCGTATGCAGGCACATAGTAATCAAACTCAAAGTCGTCTATTATTTCAGCATCGCCGTCAACAACCCAAAACATTTCTGTTTCAACTAACTCAGCAGCACGTTTATGAGCTGCATGAATTCCTTTGATATCCATTACTCGTTTTGCTCTTGGATACTTTTCTTTTAGTTCATAGTAGTTGTCGTCGGCATTTGGTTCGCCATTACTAATAAACACAATATCATACGGCTTTGGCATACTACCAACTTCGTCGTATTCTTTTTTGTTAACAAAAAATCTATAATCAATTTCTCGTTGACTAATATTCAACTGTTTACTAACTAATGCAATACCGTCATAAAACTCGCTATTTTTCCAAACATGATTTATTCTACGTTCATATTGATTATGATGACTGATATAAAAATTCCAGTTAAAATCTTCATTAGGTAAAAACGAATCGTTTACAATCCAAAACATGTCTGTGTTACAGTTTTCTTTTGCTTCTAAATAATCTTGATAATCGTTTACTGTATATGTTGGATATTGTTTTGGTGTACTTGCTACAACATCATATTCTTTCTTTTTTATAAGAAAGCGGTGTTCAATTTCTTTTTCACTTACTAATACATTTTTACTGTATAATACAATACCATCGTAGTTGTCGCCATTTAAAAATACGTGATTGATATTTCTATCAAATGTATTTTGATGACTAAAGTATAAACTAAAATCAAAATCTTTGTTTACATCAACGTCAGTAGGCACACCCCAAAACATTTCAGTGTCGGAGTTGTACAATGCATTTGTATAATCGTCATAGTTGTCAACTGTAAACTTTTTATATTTTTTTGGTTTACTTGCTACAACTACATGTTCTTTTTTATTAACATAAAATCTATGATCAAATTCTTTTTCAGATATAAGATCTATAGTATTTAATAATGCAATGCCATCATAATCAACACCATTTAAAAACACATGATTTGTTGATCGGTCAAAAGAATCTTGATTGTGGAAATAGTTGTCCCATTCAAAATCACTCAACGGATCTACGTCAAATGGGATTAGCCACATCATATCACTGCCGCAACTATGAAATGCACTCTTGTATTGCTCATAGTTTTCAACTATAAACTTTTCATAATCTTTTGGACCACTTGCTATAATGTCATGGTCAATTTTATGTTTTAGTTCTTTGTGTTCTATTTCTTCTTTGCTTACCAATGCTTGCTTACTAAACAAAAATACACCATCGTACTTGTTTCCGTTTAGCCAAGCATGATTAGATTTTTTTTCACTACTATGATGACTAATATAATAATCAAACTCAAACTTTTCGTCAATAACAATGTTGTCTGAATATCCCCAGAACATATCAGTTGTCGAAACTTCATTTGCGTACTTGTAATCTTCATAGTTGTTAATAACAAACTTATCATAGCATCGTGGATTACTTGCTAAAATTCTTACTTCTTTTTTATTAATAAAAAATCTATGTTTTATTTCTTTGTCTGTTAGCTCGCAGGATTTTGGACAAAGTACAATGCCATCTAGTGTGTCTATATCGCCATTGCCAAACACATGTGGAATATTAAAACTCCACTCGTCTGGCTTGTAGCTAAACTTAAATGTATCTCTTACTTCAGTATCATCGTACACTATCCAAAACATATCAGTAAAACTATTTTGTTTAGCTGTGTTTATGGAGTCAACTACCTGTACATCAAACCCTCTAGTTTCAAGATTCTTTAAAACTTTTGTATCTTCGCCAATGTAAAAAATATCAAACTTGTCTTTTCCTTTGTAAGGATCATAGTGTCCGCAAATATAAGCATGTTGATTTACAGTATATTCACCTTTTTTAGTCGGAACTAATCTAACTCTATTCCAGTCTTTGACTTTTCGGCTATTTTCAAATACATAAGGAAACGCATGTATACGAACTTCATCCTCAGCTTTTGGTTTAAAGAACCAAGGAAATGAACTATATGTTTCAATACTTTCGTCAACAACCCACACATAATCAGAATCGCAATCTAACTTCCAAACTTGTTCCAAATCTTCATAGTCGCTGGTTTTTACAACTGGATATTTTTCAAAAATATGATTCTTTAAAAAATCCTGTCCATTATGCACTGGTGTTCCAAATCTTTCAAATCTATCAATAGCTCTCATAGTATATTTGCCTTTATTCCAAAATGTGCAAGTTTGATACTTGCATCTATCCATACTTCATAACCGTGATGCATTGCTTGATTACAAAAGTATATATCCTCTCCGCTGAAAGTATCTAGTCGTTTGTTGTATTCGTGATCAAACCATGGCTTGGGTAGATCATTGTACACACTTGTTTTTGTAAGCATACATCCCATACCAACTGCCCATACTTTGTGCAATCCAAAACTAGCATCTAATCTAGTGTCAGTATTTTCACAATCAAGAAATGCTACTGTACGATACGGTGCATACCTAGTACTGTATTGACCTGCTACAATGTCTTTGTTGTGTGACAACAGAGTTTCAAAAACAGATGGCGGAAAATGCATATCGCTATCAAGCCATAAAATATGTGTAGCATTATTTTCTAATGCTTCTTTTACTAGTGCAGTTCGACTTTCAACAATCACACTACCACAAACAATATGCAGATCAAAATCAACATTTTGTTTTGTTAATCTATTTGTTAAATGACAAAGACTGCGAGCAAACACTGTATTTACTTGATCACGTGCAGGAACACAAATACTTAGTTTCATATTACAACATAGTTGATGGCATAGTTTCTTCGTTTAAATCTTTTTCGGCTGATACAGTGTATTCGTTCCATGTTCTTGCAGCACTTGTTGCAATCTTAACAGCTTCTTTAAAATCTTCTTTTGACAAACTAGCCATAGCCAGCATACTTTCAGGCTGTACTTTACCTAGTGTAAGTAAATCTGCACCTGCGGCTCTTCCTAACTTTTGAATCCAATGCAATCTATCATCATCATTTGGAATAACCATATCATCGATTGCAGCAAAAACTTTTTCGTGCAAATCTCCGTCAAGGTTAAGTGCTGTTGCTGCTTCTTTTTTACGTTCTTTGGTATATTCTTGTGCTAAGTCTACATTTAATACTTCGTATAATGTTTTCATTTTTTTTCCTTTTAACCTGGTATTGGGAAATAGTAGCCACCAAAACTAGAACTCATGCTAATAGTACTGCCTTGACTAATACCAATATAAACACCTAGTGTACCAATAGCAATAGTACTGTTGCCCGCACTAAAGTAGTTGCGGATTTGAGACATTGTTATTGTCGAGCCTGTTGCTGGTAATGCCATATTACTTCCTATTTCTCTCTATTAATATAACACATTATTTAAGCAGTGTCAAGTAAAGATAGCCACGCTTGTGGCTATCCTTTATATTATTTATCTAGTAGTTTTTCTACCATTGCACGGAGTTCTGCAATCTCTGCTGCTTGAGTATCAATCTGTGCTTGTTGCTCTTTGATTGCTTCGATTAACACAGGAGCAATACGTTCATACTTAACAGTTAAGTAATCTTCACCGCTTTTACTGTTGCCTTCGTCGTCTAAGTCAAATGGTGCAGGAGCAACTGCTTCTGGCAACACTGCTTGAACTTCTTGTGCAAGTAAACCAACTTCGCGCTTTTCTGTATCAACGTCAAGTCCCCATTTGTGACCTTCGTCTGTCCAGTTATAAAGCACACCATTCAATTCTTTGACTTTGTTAAGTGCATTTGGAATGTTTTCAATGTTGGTTTTAAGTCTAGCATCTGATGAGTACGCTGTAACTTCGCCTGGGAATAGTGTATTACCACTACCGTTTAAAATAGTTGCAGTTCTAGTTAGTGAAGTAAACACACCCGTATACTGTCTATGATAGTGTGGTTCTGTACCATCGTCTCCTGTTGCTATTTCTAAATAACCTGCGTTTGATCCAGTAGCAGCACCACCAAATCTCCACTGGTCGTTGTCACCCATTGTACCTTGTGTACCACGGAATGCTGTACCACTGTTTGAGAATACCTGTGTTGCAGTTGATTGATGAGCACCATTTGTTCTTAAGAACCCTGTGCTATCAATACCATCTAGTGTGTTGGCATTGTCAGCACTAATACCAGTTAGGCCCGCACCATTACCTGTGAATGCATTAGCAGTAATGTTGCCTGTGATGTTAATAGTACCTGCGCCACTTAGTGTGCCACTGAAGCTATCGTTTGCATTGCTACGTATAAAGGCACCGCTTGTTAGGCCATCAAGTAGATCAGCATCAAGTCCACTACCAGCACCGTCGTTGCCACTGTGCCAGACAGTATAGTCGGTTGATCCATTTTGGAATATTAATCCACTTGTGCCGCCATCTATTTCGAGTGCAGTATTAGCACCTTCGTTTTTGATGTATATACTATCGTCACTGTCTCTATACTGCATGTAAGCACGTCTAGTGGTCGATTGATACCAACTAATATAAGGATTACCAGTAGCAGAGGTATCTTGCAAGCGAATCATTTCATCACCAGCGTGTGACATTGTTAGCAAGCCACCCATTGTATCAGCAACATTACTACGTAAGAAGTTTGCACTATCGATACCGTCTAGCGTATCAGCATTAACATTTGTTAAGCCACTACCATTACCAGTAAATGTACTTGTACCAATGTTGATGTTGCCAAATGTTGTTGTTATTTCACCTGCACCAAGTGCGCCAGTACCAGTCAAGTTACTGTATGTACCAGTAACTCTTGCGTTTGGAACAGTTCCTGTAGCTAAGTTACTTGCACTCAAGTTTTGAATGCCGCCACCGCTTGCTGTATTAAGTGATCCAGCATATATTGCTCCAACAACACCTAGGCCGCCGCCGACTCTAACTGCACCAGTTGTTGTGTTTGTTGCGCCGCTAGTATTAGTAAATGTCTTAACACCAGCCATACTTTGATTGCCGCCGAGTCTGCTACCACTTACAGTACCACTACTCAAGTTACTTGCATTTAGTGTTGTTAATCCACTACCATTACCAGTAAATGTGCTTGTACCAATATTAATATTACCAAAACCACTAGTAATACTACCACTGTTTAGAGCGCCTGTTCCTGTGATTTGTGCTTGGTGTTGTGTAATGCTCGAAGCAGCAATACGTGCATCTGCTACAGTACCACTACTCAAGTTACTTGCATTTAGTGTTGTTAAACCGCTACCATTACCTGAGAATATGCCGCCGATATTAATATTTCCAAATCCATTAGTAATACTACCTGCATTTAGAATACCAACACCAGTAATACTCAACTGGTGCTGTGTTACGCCAGATACTGCAATACGTGCATCCGGTATAGTACCACTAGTTAGGAAAGCAGCACTCATATCACCAATAAAGTTATCTGCACGTATATCTTTGTTTACATACAACCCGCCTGTGATTTTAACTGCTGCACTGCCACCTGCAAATGTTGCACCGGTTGCATTTGTACCATCAGTAAATGTTACTAGATTGTTTGAAGCTAGTGTAGTAAATGCACCACTACTTGGAGTTATGTTACCAATCGGAGTATTGTTAATAGCACTAACAAACAAATCACCATCAATATACATATCAGTATTTGTACGTAAATCCATACGTACAACCATTTCGCCTAAAGCACCTGCTAAATCTGCTGCTGCTTTAGTTTCACCAACTACAATCTCAGTTGCTGCTTGAGCAAATGCTAGTGTTGTAGCATTATCTTTGAGTAAGTTAAATGTACCTGTTTCATCTGTATCAAGCGTTGTACCATTTACAAACAAGTTGCCTGATAAGTTAACATTTGTATTTCTAATGTTAAAGTTGCCTGATGTAGCACCTGCTGTAACTGTTGTTGCTGCTCCACCTACATTAAGTGTAGTTGCAGTTGCGTTGATTAGGTTAAAAGTTGCTGCGTTTGTAGTTATATCTCCACCATCAACATTAACATCTAGGTCTACATCTAAGTTGTTGTGTATAGTTGTAGTACCTGTTGCTGCGCCTATCTCAACACTAGTAGCGTCACCGCCCATGTTTATTGATGTTGCAGTTGTGTCAAACAGTGCCATTGTAGCACTTGCAGCATTAATACCAGTAGTAAAACTTGGCGATGTAGCAAATGTTGCTGCGCCAGATCCTGTTTCGTCACTTAGTACACCACGCAGTTGCGCACTTGTAGTTGCTGCAAACTGACTTAATGGATTTCCTGTAATAGCAAGTGTACCGCTTGTTGGCAATGTTACACTGGTGTTTCCAGTTGTTGTTAATCCTAATGTATGAGCACCAGTATGTGTAAAGTTGCCGCCAATAGTAATAGTACTGCCGCCGTTGTTTACACCAGTGCCGCCGTAAGTACTGTTGATAACACTACCTTGCCATACACCTGTTCCTATAGTTCCTAATGTTTGTAAACTACTGTTGACAACTGCGCTGCCGAGTGTTGTACTGTTAAGAACACTTGCATCGTTGATGTAATATGCTTTACCACTTGCTAGGTTAAAGTCTTCACTCGAATCCCAACTTGTATTTGCATTATCCCAAGTTAGTGTTGCGTTAGCACCATCAACTGTAATACCAGCACCGTTTGCTGCTGCACCACTTGCTGCACCACTTGCTACAACAATGTTAAGATCGTCTACAGTTAGTGTTGTACTGTTAATAGTTGTAGTATCGCCATTAACTGTTAGATCACCTGTAACAACAAGATCGTGTCCAATAGTAGTTGTTCCGCCACCGTCACCACCTGTACCAATATTAACTGTTGTTGCTGCTGCGCCTACATTCAATGTTGTTGGTGTTGCAAATGCATTAAATGTTGTTTCAGTAGAATCTAAGTCTCCACCATTAATATCAACATCGTGTGCAAAGGTGGTTTTACCTGTAGCTGCACCTACATTGATTGCTGTTGCATCGCCGCCCATGTTAATAGTTGTAGCAGTATCATTTAGTAGAGCAACAGTTGTTTCACTTGTGCTTAATGTAGCGTCAACTTCAACTTCACCAGTGAATGTTGCTTTACCACTTGTATCAATAGTTAAACGAGTTTGAACTGTGTGTTCAATGTCACTTGATGTTGAAACTTCACCAGTTTTAATGATTACATCGCCGCCGGTTGCATTACCTGTTCCGGAACCGCCTTCAATAGTAATGGCTCCGCCTGCAACATTGTTTCCAATACCGCTTGTACCTTTGATTGTAGAACTAGTTGGTGTTTCACTTGCTTCGGCATTGCCAAATACAACAGTACTATTTCTAATAATCATGTTATTACCAATGTTTATTGTACCTTGTACAACGTCCAATGGATCAGATGTAACATTTAAATCTGTTCTAATAGTAAACGAAGTTGCGTTTTCAGTTGCACCAATAACTGGCCAACTACCATCTAAGTTTGTTACTGCACTACTTGCAATATTAATAGTATCGCCAACTAGTACACCTAATGTTTTAGGAGTATAAGTAAATGATAGTGTAGTTGAGTTTGTAATAGTACCTGTTGTTTCTGTACTTAAATATATGTACTCATCAGTAACACCACTAACTGTTGTGTTTGATGGAATACTGCCACTACCAGTAACCAACATACCTGCTAAGATAGTTGATGTATCACTCATCGGAACTTCTTTTTCGCCGTTGGCTGTAACTCCATTTGTATTTACAGTAACACTTCCAAGGTTAACTACTACATCCTGTGAAATAGTTGCTTCATAACCGTCAACAAATGTTAACAAGTTACGTGTTGAAGTTGCATTACCTATTTTAATATTAGTAGCAGCGCCGCCTATTTCTAAGCTAGTAACGTTTGCATTGTAAACACTACCACTACCAATACTCGATGAGTTAAGCGAAGCGTTACCAACGTCAAGTCCTTCTGATAGATCAAGTGCTGTACCCCATTCCGGTGTTACACCATTTGATTTTAAGAAACTGTTGTTTCTACCAATGTTGAGCGTGTTTAAACTACCTGTGGTTTGTGCATATATCATGTCGCCAATTGCGTATGTGCTAATGTTTGTACCACCTCTTGCAACTGGAACAAGACTTGTTAAGTTAGCAGGATTTAGGAAATATGCACTATCAAGTCCATCTAGCGTACCTGCATCAACTACACCGTCTTTGATAAACACCTGTCCGCTGCCATCACTAGGAACGTCAAACTGCGTTTGTAAAAATCTACTAACACCTAATGTAGAAAAGGTACCCAGAGGATCAAGGTCTACGTTAGCAATACCAATCTGTACCGGATCGCCGTAGAACTCGCCGCCGACGCTACTACCTGTTAGTGTAATAGGGTTATCTGTTGTGTTTTGTTTTTTAAGTGTTTGTACAACATTTTTATAAGAACTATCACCAAACAATGCTGTTTCACTGTTTGGCACACCACTTGCGCCAAGTCTACTTGGACTAATAGTACCTGAAATAATATTTTCAGCATCAATGTTTGTAACAGCAAGTGTGTTCCAGTTAGCAAGTAATCTACTAGAAGTATTAATAACTGCATTAACTTGTACGTTGTTTTTAATAACGTTTGCACTACCTACACCAATACCGTCGATAAGTTTTGGGTTAGTTACTAGATCGTTGATACTACTCAATGCGTCACTACGTAATGCATGAAGTGTAAAGCTGTTGAGTGTTACAGATCCTATAAAGAATCTACTTCCTGATGTTACTGCTTCTGCATTAACACTAAACAGTTCATTCGACGAACTACCATCTGATAGTGATTCAAATCTAACAGCATTACCAGTTGAAAACCCGTGTGCTTGTACTATAATACTATTATCAATTATATTAACTGTTCTTCTTGTGAGTGTGTGGGCATTGTTAGCAGGAGTGCTTGTAAAATCAATTTGATTTATTAATGCAAATCCTGAATATAATTCAAATGTATCTGCGTCAATCTTTTTAGCGTAATAAACCAATCCGTTTACTAGGCCTCCAATTGCAACATTACCATTGGTATTATAGGTTACAGGGTCGCCGTTTTCAAATCCATGATTTGTTACAATAATACGAGAATCGGTATAGTTGACAGATCCGCCACTACCGCTAACACCAGCTAGGAAGTTGTTTTCAATAAAGTCGTCTAAGTTGATTATTTTACCGTTTTGTGTTGCAGTGTTGTCTTCAACAAAGTCAATACTCGATGAACTAGCAACGTAAAGCTCGCCACCTAATATATTAACATATGCACGTTTTTCAAAACTTGTAACTTCAATTTCAAAACCACTACCTGTTCCGCCAATGCTTGATGCAGCAACACTAAGTAGATCGCCGGTATCATAACCAGTACCGCCAGTTTTAATATCAACGTCAGTAACCTGTCCTGCTGTTACAGTAATGTCTGCTGTTGCGCCTGAGCCCGATCCTGAGTTGTTTGTAAATGCTACGTCTGAATATACTTTTGTTCCGTTGGTTGGAGTATACAAACTGCCGCCTGTAATAGAACCGTTATCTACACCTGTTAGTATACCATAGCGTACTTCTGTTACAGCACCCTGAGCGTTTCCGTCAGCTGATGTAACAATAGTACGTGCAGTACCTGCTATTGTTTTTGAAGCTTCATTATCGCCAGTGTTGGCAATAGTAAATGATGTTGCTGTTGGTGTGCTTAACACAAGTGTATTTTCATCGTATGTTGTATCATCTGGAACTAAAACTTGTACATTGTTATCAACTTGTAAGTTGTGAGCACCGCTTGTTGTGATTGTAGCAATGTTGCTTGTACGTTCAACATCTGTAATAACTGCACTAGTAAATGTATAGTCGACGTCTGGATCAAGAACCAAATACTGACTGCTGTTTGAACTACGTAAGAAGAAGTTGTCAACAATCTCTGACACTGCACCTTTTGCAGTTGGGCGTACTCCAGAATCAACTCCATTAACAAACAAGTTTGGTGCTGTTCCACTTACATCCCAAGGATCGCCTGTACTATCATCTTCAGTGTTCCACGCTCCTGGAACACTAGCAATAAGTATGTTTCCGCTCGATGCATAAGAACCTTTTGCATATGCAATAGCGTCGGCAATGCCGGGTTGTGTAATCACATCACCGTTAGTAACATTTGTAATATTTCCACTAAGTGTAAGTTCAACTTGCTCGTAGTTTTCTGTAGCAATGTCACCAGCTTTTAGATCTATTGCCGGAATATCATCAACTTGTTCTAGTCTTGATAGGTAGCCTTGTGTGTTTGTGTTGGTAAACTGACGTGTTGCCGGAATCAAATCTCCGTTTAACTGACCGTTGGTATTAAGCTGAACAATAGCACCCGGAACGGCAGCTGTACTAACTGATTTGTCAACAAATCCGCCTAGTCTGTTGTTAATAAACGAACGTACTGCTAACTGTGTGACCATACGTGCATCACTTGGTCCGCCAAGTTCGTCGTCGCCTAAGTTAACACTGGTTGAGATTTCTTCAATAGCAACGTCACTCAAACTCAAACGCAAAGCATCGAGCTCGTCCACCTGAACTTTGTTTCTAAATGTAATGTTACCTGTTCTGTTGAACGCTGTAATAAAGTCACCAACTTTAAAGTCACCAAGTTCGTTTGTACCTGATGAGTAAACACGTCCTGGAAGTTCTTCAAACTGTTCAAACTCACTTCTTGTGTTACCACCGTTTTGTGGAAGTGCGTTGTAGTCAACACCCGAACCTGCGTATTCCCAAGTATGAGAAGAACTGTTAACAATCGACGGTCTGTGGAACCAAAGTTGTTTCTCAGGCAAGTTAACAGTGTTTGTTAAACTACTGCTACCGTCAGTAGCAGTAATCGAGAATGTTGCAGTACCTAAACCTAACTTTGTAGCTGCTTCGTTAACACCAATGGTTGAGTTTGGCGAACTAGCATGGTCTTCTGCAATAATACTTGTTTCGTCGAACTGTACTCTAAGCACACTAGAACCAACTGCAACTTGTTCAATACTTACAACTAGTCTACGCTCTCTTGGTTCCCATTTTGTAACAATAGCACTGTTATTATTAACACCAGTTGTACCTGTAATAGTTCTACCAGGCACAAACTCATAACTTTCAGCTCCTGATTCTAGTATTAGTGTTTGATATGTTGTATGAGAACTTATAATTTCTTCAACAAAGAATTCAATAACGTTTGAGAAGAACTTGTGAGTGTTTGAACCTGCTTCAATAAGATTAACATCAAAATCTCCTGATTCGTCAAATGTTAAACTAAATTCGTCATCATTAATGATTTTAATATAATAAGTCTGTTCTGCATCAAGTCCTTTAATAGGAGGATTGCCATCTGGATCATATATAACTTTTTGACCATTTGAGAATCCGTGATCTACAATTGTAATAACATCTGCTAAAACATTAACGGCTGTAGCAGCATCAAATGTAGTTTCAGTTGGTGTAAGTTTGAAGTCGTTTGTAATATCGCCTTCACTGCTCACTTCAGTTGGATCTGGAAGGTCGTCTGGATCATTAATAATAGTTTTTACAACATCAAACTTTGCACTTGCAAAATCTTGTACGGCTGCACTAACTCCAGTAAGATATGCTAATGTTTCTGTCTTTGCTTGCTCAATAGCAGCAATAGTTTGTAGTTCTTGACCACTAATACTAATACGCGAACTATCTTGTAAGTTTTGTGTATAATAAGCCAAGCCAGCACTACGTGAATATCTGTTGCCTGTATCCCAAACATCGTTGGCTACTGCTTCGACAATAAGTTGTGTGTCTCTATTACATTTTGATTGATTATAATCAAAGTTATACCAAATATTTGCTTGTATTTGTTCGTTAATAAACTGAGTAACATTCTGTGCAATATTGATTTGACCTGTGATTCCTAGTTCATTGAAGTCTGCTTGTAGTGCTGCACCAGTCCAAGTTATATCTGGCTCAACTCTAGTTGGCTCTGTAGCACCATTACTAGTTAAATAAGCAATGATTTCGTCTAGTCTAGCTGCTGCATAATCAGCTGCCGCTTCACTACCTGCTGTACCTGATACATCTTGTGTTTCTGTATTTCCTGCGGTTACAACAACTGTTTGTTCTTGTATAACTTGTTTTATTATTTCTTTTAGTCTACCATAAGCAGCAATAGTTTCCTCTTGCTGTCCAGCACCGTATTGTGCTACACCGTCGATAAAATATGCTAATGCTGCAACTAATGTTTGTAAGTTTCCGCCATATGTTAAATCATAAGATAACGCATCAACAATAAGTCCGGTATCTCTTTCACATTTTGATTCATTATATGCAAACCCTGGTACAAACGGTGAGTTTCCTGCGGCTATTTCTGCATTTAACCAAGCAGTAAGTTCGCTTTGTAAAAATGTTTTGTTTGCATTTATTTGTAATACTGCATTTTCAAAACCTGCATCACTAGCGTTATCTGTGCCGCCTGTTGGCAATGGACGAGAATATGCGGCTGCAACACTATCGCCGGGCACAGTATTTGCATCGCCGTTGGTTACAATATCAATAATCTCGTCCCAAAGTACATTAGCTCTACTTGTTGCTGTAGCATCAGTAAGTGCATTTGCAGTAAGTGCTTTAGCTTGTGCAAATGCTGCAATGTGTTGATCTTTTTGGGCAGCAAATACATTGCCTGCAAACGATCCGCTAAAATATCTTAGTGCAGCACTAACACTTCTGTGATTACTATTAAACAAGAAATCATAACGTACAGCATCAATCAATCTCTGAACATCGCGTCTGCATTTGTCTTCGTTATATGTAAATCCTGCCCATATGCTCGGCGAAGCTGCTGCAACTTGTGCATTAATCCAAGTTACCACATCATTAGCAATAATATCTTTGTTGAGTTTTAGTAAGTCGTGTGCTGTTTTATAATCTGGATCTCTAAAACGTAATACAAATTCTTCAACTGGTGTATCACGATTGATACCAGCAATCGTAATAGTTTGCTTTCCTTCACTTTGACCTGTTGATGTTACAAACGCTCTATCAAATTGGAACGCTTTAGGCGAATACCCACTACTTCTCAACGCATACAAACCAAAGTTTGTAGCGGAGTTGGTAATAGAACAGTAGCCGCCACTTTGTGTATAAACACCATTTAGTAGGAAGATTTCAAAACAAGACACGATCTGTGCATAAGCATCATTGGTTAGACGCCAAGCAGTACCACCAAACGAGAGAATAGTAAATGCGTTGGCAACCATCGATTTACCTTGCTCAGGTATTGCACCAACTACTGGATTCTCAGCTTCGATTTGATTAACCGGAACGTTTGGAGATTCAACTTTTGAACCGTCAATTTTAGCACCGTTCATTCCTAAGAATGAAATAATCGAGGCGTTCTGAATATACGGTGAAGTTGTAATAGTTGGTTTTGTGTTTGGCAAGTTTGGATAACTTGCACGATCAGGAACATCAGTTGCTGTTGGATCATCAAAGGCAACAGCATAGTCAGCTGTAATAAGTGGAACAAAGTTTGAGTCAACACCGTCACGGAATGTAAATTCACCAAAATAACAAGCGTTACGAACACGTAGCATGTCCAAGTTAGCATTCTTAGGACGAATAATACAACCACGCAAACCGTCACCTTTGATAACTGTGTTGTCTGGAACAATAATAGGATTGTCTTCTGTATAGTCGCCAACAGCAACTTTGATGTTAATACGTTTAAAGTTAACAGTGCCATCAGCGTTGTATACTTGTGCGGAGGCTAGTTGACAAGCACGTTTAACTGTTTTAACTGGAGCACTTTGACCGTCATTTGCATCATCGCCTTGTTCTTGAGATACGTAAATGACATTTCCGCCGAAGATATCAGCGTCATTAAAGAATAAGTTACCAGAAGCATCAACTGACATTAGCTGACCAATAGTACCCGAAGTTGGAGGCAGGGTTAGTTGATAGCCAGCGTCTAATGTATTTGGTGCTTTAATACTAACACCATCTTCACCAGAAGCAGTAAGTTCTCTAAATGTTAAAACACCTGCATCTTCAATATCAACATTATCTTTAATATTAAATCCAGCATTTGTAATGGTCATCTTGTCAACATCATTAACTGTCATTGTGATTGCTGCTTCTGTACTGTCAGCTAAATCGTCAATTTTAATTTCTGAGTTGCCTTCAAAAATACGTTTAGTAATATCTTGAACTGTATTATCGTCACGTAGTAAATATACTTTACCGTCTGCTGTGTTTAATGCTAGTTCGCCGCTTTGAAGTTGTGCTATAGTTGGTTTCTTACCAGCGACCGCACTTCGTTTGTGTCTAATTGTTGTTGCCATTTGCAACTGCCTCCTATTTAGGTACGGGTCAGGTCCAAAGACGCCCATTGTAAAACGATAGAAATCGCTACTAACTTATTTATCAAGTTTAAAAAATGGTTACTGTATTCGTAAAAAAAGGGCCATTTAAGGCCCTTTAGTTTTAGTTTTTATTGTTTTCAGTAAACTTAGAATGCGCCACCATCTATAGTATCTGTCCAAACTGGTGTATTATCGCCGCTGCCGACTACTGTTAGTACTTGGAACGATTCGCTAGTATCACTTGTGCCTGCTGCATCAGTTACTTGAACATCTGTATCTGCATTACCATAAAGTATACCATCTGTGGTAAATGTGCTTACACCTGTACCACCATGTGCAACTGCTAGATCATTAGTTAAACTTACTGTTCCAGTTACATGGAAGTCATGATTTACAGTTAATGTACCTGTAGCATCACCAATACTAATAGTTGTTGCTGCGCCACCAAAGTTGATAGTTGTAGCAGTATCATTTAACAAGTTAAATGTTGTTTGATTTGTGCTCAACACATCGTTGTTGATTGCTAAGTCTGTTGTAAAGGTTGATATATCTTCACTTAAACGTAGTTTCTCAACACCAGATGTTCCACCGATCATAGTGCTAAACACCATATCAAAGTCTTCTTGCAGTCCGGTGATATCTTGTGCTATAACATCAATCTGACCTGATGTTTCAAAATTATCATTTGCTGTTTCAAGTTCAAACTTAATACCTGTACCACTTCCTGCTACCGGAGTACCACTTATACTATGATGTGCAAAAGTCATAGGATACACAATATCATCTGCTGCACTATCTGGTGCATTAGTTATAAGTTTTAATCCATCTTGTGCAAGTAATGTGTTTGCTCTAATATCAACAGTATCTGTTGCTAAGTTAGTAAGTTGTAATACACCACTGTTGTTGCCACCGATGTACTTTTGTACATGTAGTTCTTCACCTATACCAACACCACCTGCAACAACAACTGCACCACTTTGATAAGTCTGACTTGGCGTTGTGTTGTTGAACGTTGTTATTACACTACTATCAATGTTAAAGTATGAGTTTCCAATAATAGCACGTTGTGATCCATTTGTAAAGAACTCAAGTTCATCGTTGTTAGCACCTGGTGATGTTTCGGGACGTATAAATGTATTTTGATCTACATCTTTAACACCGCCTAGTGAGCCCCAAGCAACGCCGTCGTATCCTTCAAATACTAACGTATCAGTGTTGAATCGTACTTGTCCTGTTGCTTCTACTGGACGAGCTGCTGTATCACCAACTGGTAGCTGTAAACTTGTAACACTGTCAATAATAACTATTTCATTATTGATAGTAAGTGTTCCAGATATTGCACCTATGTTAATATTTGTAGCTGCACCAAATGCATCAATGCGTGTAGCATTAGTGTTGAGTACATTAAAAGTACCAGTTTCGTCTGTAATAATGTTAGTACCATTAACTTGTATGTCTCTATCTGCTATAATATCTCTATCAGCAGTAATATCAACACCAGCGTGTATGTTTCTCTGTGCGCTTAGGCCGCCTGTGATTTGTACTGCGCCAGTAACATTATCTGTAGCATCATCGTTGTTTAGTATAATGATATTTGGAGTTGTTCCAAACTCAACTACTTCCGATCCGTCAGTTGTATCTATTACAATATAGTCACTAACATTTTCGTGTATTCTCAATACATTGGTATTGTTGTCTGGTAAGTCAATATCAGTTGCGCCGTTGATGTCAATAGTATCAACTGCTCTATCACTACCTAATACAACACTGCCGTCTGCTGTAAAATCAATGCCAACATTTAAACTTTTAGCAATGCCGACGCCGCCGTCAATAACAACCGAGCCTGTAGTTGTGCTAGTTGATTCTGTTGTATTTTCAACAAGCAATCCTGGGCGTATACCAAATGTAATAAGTTCTTCGTCTGTACGTGTGTTAATACTAATAAAGTCTAACGAACCTTCTGTACTAATACTATATGCTTGTAAACTTTCATCTGGAATATTTAAACTAACATCACCTGTGAATACAATATCACCGTTAACTGTTAAACTACCTTGCACAAGCAAGTCAGGATTAACTGTAAATGTACCTTCTGCTGCACCCATAATAATCGAAGTAGCATCACCAAATGCATTAATAGTTGTAGCACTTGTGTTCAACAAGTTAAATGCACCTGCTGTATCTGTGCTAATCACATCACCGTTAACATCAAAGTCACCGTTGAGTGTAATATCTCCTTCTACAGTTCCGCCTGTTAGTTTGTTTAAATATCTGTTTTCAACGTATGTACTAACAGCTTTCTGTGTAGGTGCAGTATTAAAGTCTTGTGTACCAATACTTGAAATTAAGTTTGCATTGTCACTAACTTCTTTAAGTTCTACACCAACCGGAATGCCGTCTCTAATAAACGGTCCAACACTAGTTAGACCTTTTAGATCAATTTCGTTAGCATTAAGTGTAATACTACCTGTAAGTGCGTTAACACCAAAGAAGTTACCAACTCTAAAGTTACCAATTTGGTCAACTGTACCACCTGCAAATACTTTACCATTGCTTGTTTCGATAATCTCTTGTTCAGGAACTGCTGTGCCGCCAAAGAACGGAAGTGCATTATATGTAACACCGGCGCCAACATATTCAAACGCATGTCCTGAAGTACTAATAGTTGAAACATTATACAAGTATGCTTGCTGTGTTGTTTCGACACTTATGATACCCGGGAATACTTTAATAGATGCACTACCACCGTATGTTGCATTTAGATCGTTGATTGCAGTTTCAACAATAGTTTCTGTTGCTCCAACAATAACATTTCTTTCGGTATTGTATATACTACTACCAAGTTCGTGATTATGTCCTACTTCGTGCCAGCCTGTGGTATAACCTTGTATTATAGATAAGGCAACTCTATCAACTAATAGTTCAATGCTTTGTCCTATTGTAGTATCGGCATCTGGAATAGTTGTAATCTGTGTTGCTGCGTTTCCAAAACTTTTAGTAACAACTTCGTTGTTTGCAACTTGACGCATTAGATCGCCTAGTTTATAATAACTATATGCACTAACTAGTGTTTGATCAACATTGCCTACTTTAGCTGCACCTAATATAGTGCCACTGTAGTATGCTTCGGCTGCTCTACGAGATTGTTTGTTACCACCGTACATTGTATCATATAATACAGCGTCAATAATATATCCAGTATCTCTTTCACAAACTTCAATGCCATATTCAAAACCTATTATATTGTCTTGAATATATGTAATAACGCCGTTTTGTATATTTGTTTTTTGTGCAAGCAATGCATTAGCTGCCGATCTTGTTGTTTGAGGAAGCCAACTAAAGTCTGGATTAACTTCTCCTGGAACACCAACTAATGTATTGTTTTCAATAGCACCTTTGATAATACCTATTAGGCCAACTGCTGTTGAACTTTCAATACTTGTACCATAAGCACCACCTAAAACTTGTGATTCTGGATTTCCAACAGTTGGAGTTACACCAATACCTTCTATACATTTTAAAGCAACATCTTGTAAGTGTGTATATGCTGCAACTGTGTTTGCTCGTTGACTTTCAGGAATATATGCTACTGCTCCTAAGAAGTATGCATTAGTAGCAATGATTGTTTGTATATTACCTGTGTATAGCAAATCGTATGCTACTGCATCAATAATAAGACCTGTGTCATTTCTACAACTTGTTTGGTTGTATGAGAACGCATCATAGTTGTCTTGAAGTTCAGTTATTGTGTTAGCAACAATAGTATCTTTTGCTGCTTCTAAACTTGCAATAGCAGTTTGTGCGCCAGCAGTTGCCCAAGTAGTATCTGGGTAAACTACAGTTGGAAGATTATCAACACCATCAGTGATAACATTTTGGAATATTGTTAATAGTTCATCTGCTCTAGTTACTTCAGTTGCTGTTGCAGCGCCCGCAGTTGTATCTTGTACTACACCTGTTTGTTCAGGATCATCGTATAATGTATCAAGTAATATACTTCCAAGTAACGTGTTTACCCATCCTAATGCTGCTGCTGTTTCTGGCTGTTGTCCTACAACTTGACTTACATATCCAACATAGTATGCTTGTGCTGCTTGGTAAGTAGCACTATTACCGCCATATAGAATGTCATATGTAAGAGCATCAACAATATAACCTGTATCTCTTTCACACTTTGCACTATTAAATGTAAAGCTTCTTGTAAATGTTTTATTAATAAAGTTAATAACATCTGTTTTATAAAACTCTACTTTTGTAACACTGTTTAGGTCTGCAAAGTCTGTTTGCAGCTCTGCGGCTGTCCAAGTAATGTCTGTAAGAATATCTGCTGGAATAGAATCTATATTGTTGTTGTTAACAACATCTTCAACTATTTGCAACAAGTCTTGTGCTTCGCCAGCTGTACCAGCATCAGCTCCTGGATTTGATGTATTTTGTGTTACGCCTACTTGTTCTGTAGATCCGTGTGTAATATTTTGTATAACATCAGATGCTACATTTGCCAGTTCGTTAAATGCTGCAACTGTAGCTGCTTGTTGTCCTGCTCCAAGTTGAGAAGCTGCGCCAACAAAATAACTTTCTGCTGCATTTTTAGATGCCAGGTTGCCGCGATATATGATATCATAACAAATAGCATCAATGATGTATTTGGTGTCTCTTTCACATTTTGCTGCATCAAATACTAGAAGTGGAAAGTTATTAGTAACATATGCGCTAGTTTCTTTTGCTAAGAAGTCTCTGTTTGCTTGTAGCTGAGTTACTGCCAACGGATAGTTAGCATTTAATCCACTATCTGGGAATGTTAACGTATCTGCCGAAGCGTCAGTACTTACAACACCATTGTTAATAATATCAAGTATTTCATTAAATCCTGCAAGTACACGACTTCTAAATGTTCCTGACAACTGTGTTTCGTTGGTATTAATAGTGTCTCTTAGATATTCAATAGATTTTACTGTTTGTAAAAGTTGTGATCCAACAGCTACCGCAGCATTTGCTCTTTGATATGCAAGTCCTGCTGTTACTTGATTGAAGTTAGTTCCTATTGCTGCGTCATAACACACAGCTTCAATCATAATACCTACATCTCTAGCACACTTTGCTTCATCATATGTAAAGTTCTGGAAGTTATTTGCAATCCAAATAATAACAGATTCTTTTACATCATCTTTATTACCTTTGATAGTGCTATATGCTTGTTGTAAAACACTAGTTGACCAAGTAACTGATGGTAGTTGTACCGATGGTAGTCCAGCAATGTTTCCTGCTGTAATAACATCTTCGATGATCTGTACCAGTCCTGATAGATCATCAACTTCTGTTGAACTTGCTGGAGTTCCGCTAGTATCTTGTACTAAAACGTTGCCTGGGCTATTTTCAACAACTGCTTCGATAACAATATCGCCAACAACTTGTCCAAGTCTGTTGTATGCTGCTGCTGTTGCTTCTGCTTCGCCTGCACCTAACTGACTTGCTACTCCAACAAAATATGATTGTGCTGCTAGTTGCGTTGCACTGTTGCCGCCATATAAAATATCGTGACATAATGCATCAACAATATATCCAACATCTCTTCTACATTTAGTTGCATCATAGCTTAGTAATGGATAGTTAGCAGTAATCCATCTAATGATTTCTTCTTGGATATATGCTTTGTTGGCAATCAACTGATCTTTTGCTTCAACAGCGTTTGTTGATGGTAGCGTTCCAGGTGTTGGAAATACTAATGCATCTGCTGCATCGTCTGTACTGATATTTCCGTTTTCTAAAATATCAATAATCTCATCCATTGCAGATTCAGCTCTTGGTTCTGCTGTGTCGCTTAATCCAAGTTTTACTATTTCTTTTTTAAGCTCTCTTAGTGCTCCTGATGTTTGTATTAGCTGATCATCTTGTAAATCTGCGCTACTTGCTCTTTGATATGCAAGACCAGCTGTTACACTGTTATAGTTTGTTCCTAGTGCAACATCAAGTGCAACAGCATCCATTATTAACCCAATATCTCTTTCACACTTTTCTTGATTGTATGTAAAGTCTTTGTAGTTATTTGTAATAAATGTTGCTGCTTCTTTTTGTAAGAATGCTCGGTTTGCTACCATTTGATCTTTTGCATTGATCTGCCCAGTAGTTGCACCAGTTGGGTTGGTCCATGTTAATGTATCTGCAAATCCAATGCCGTTTGTAACAATATCAACTACTTCGTCAAATGCTGCGCCTACGGCTGTTTGTGTTGTTGCATCACTAGCTGTTGCTGTACTTGCTTCGCCTTTGGCAAAGTTAATAGCTGCTAGTGTTTCTGTTAGCTGATCCGATAATACTGCTCCGGCATTTACTCTTAGATATGCTAGTCCGTTGGTTACACTGTTGTAGTTCGTTCCAAGCAATGCATCGTATCCGGCACCTGAAATAATCAGTCCTGTGTCTCTTTCGCATTTAGCTTGATCATATACAAAGTTGTTAGCATTAATGTATGCAATAACTTCTTCTGTTAAAAAGGCTTTGTTTGCAACAAACTGCGAATGTGCGTCAATAAGTGCATCAGCTGCTGGACCTGGTTCTGGATATTCTCTGCCTTCACTCGGTAGTTGGTTAAACTCAATAATATCAAATATATTATCAAATAAGTCAGATACCTTATTCTGGAATGCTGCTTCACCGTTTGCTGCTGCTACAGTCAAACGCTTTGCTTCTCTTAGTGCAATAATGGTTGCAGGCTTTTGTTCGCCATTTAAGTAAGCAACATTTGCACGATTGTAAGCTAGTCCTGCTGTAATACTGTTTTGGTTTGTTCCAAGTTGTGCGTCTCTATATACTGCATCAACCATATATCCAACATCTCTTTTACATTTTTCTTCGTTGTAGGTTAGTGTTGGATTGTTGACTAAGTTATATGCTATTGCATCTGCAATAATAGTTGAGATAACCGAAAGAAGTTTATTCGAAGCATTTACTTGTCCTGCTGGCTCATTTTCTGTGTTCGGATAAGATTTAGTAGGTAAGCCAGCAACACTTTGTGCATCAATAACACTTTCAACTATTTGCACTAATCCGTCTAATAATGTAGCTTCGATTTGTGTAGCATCACCGCTTGTAAAATCTTGTGTTTCTGCATTACCTGATGTTTTTGTAACACTAAGTCCTCTGATAATACGTTGTACAATAAATCTTACTCTTGCAAATGAATCTTCAAATGCTTGTTGATTTGTATTAGTAAAGTTACTCCAAGTTACACTTTTAAAGAACCATGTTGTTTCTTGTACTGTTGCATTGTTACCACCATATAAAATATCATATGAAAGAGCATCAACAAAGTTTTCAACATATGCTTCCCATTCTGATGCAGTATAAGTTAGTGTACTATCAAGAGTATCTAGGTAAGCAATAAACTCTGCAACAATAAAATCTTTGTTTGCTTGTAAATGATCTTTTGCATCAATACCGTTTTGTGTAACACCAACACTTTCTGCATATGTAGGCAAAATACCTGTACTATCACCATCGTCAACTACATTAATAATAATATCAAATGCTTCATTGACTCTAGTTACCGAAGTAGGATCTGTGTTAACTTCTGTATATCCTAATACTAACGATCTTAAATAAGCAAAACTTGAAACATAAAGATTTTTAAACCTTGTTCTTGATCTAAATTCTTTTGCTTGTCTAACTATAACATGGTCGCCACCTGTAGCAACATAATAAGAAAGAGCAGTTAAGAATACTGTCATATCTTCGTCAAACCAGGCTTGATTATAACTTAGTTCTGTAAACTGATCATTAATATAAGCAGTTAGTTCTGCAATAATAAAGTCTCTATTTTCTAGAATATTATTTTTTGCTTCAATGATTTCGCCATCTATACTACTTAAATCATTAAACGAGGATTCGATCTGATCTCCAACAAATGGAATGCCAGTACTATCACCTGCTGCAAGTGTGCTAGTAACAATATTAAATCGTTGATCAAGTTCCTCTTTCATTGCAAGATTTGAAGTTAACGCTTTCATTTCGTCACGTGTTGCTTCTAATGCATATATAGTAGGAGCAAGTTGATCAAGAATAACTTTAGTAGAAGTAGCTCTTAAATAACTTTGTGCTGCTGTAGTTGTTTGATAATATGTACCCATAACAATGTCACTAGTTAGTGCATCTATAATACGTCTAACATCGCGTTCGCAGGTTTCTTGATTATATACAAAAGGTTGTTCTGCAATAGTATTTGAAGTAATATAATAAAATGTGTCGTCGCCGTCAAACTTAATAACAGAACCAGTTTGTGGTTTGTCTCGCAAACTTGAAATAGAAATCGTAGAGTTTGTTCTTAGATTTACTGTTCCAGTTGCCTGTAGTGTGGCACCGCCACCTGTAAATGTAATAGTTGGAACACTTTTGTATCCACTACCATTGTCGCTAATACTAACTGCTGCAAGTTCGCCTGTAGTTAAATCAACTTGTGCTGTAGCAACTGCTGTTGTTCCGCTTAGTGCTTCTGGCGCACTGATAGTTACTGTAGGTGTACTAGTGTATCCAGTTCCTGCAAAAGATAATGTTACACTGCCTACTGTCGAATAATAGTCTTCGTCGGCTGTTGCAGTAGTATATGCTACCGGATAGTATCCATCTGCTACAACACCATTTGTGCCAAAGTCACTAACACTGTTTGAAATACTTAAATATCCACCTTTGGTGGTTAAGAAACCTGTGCTACAGAAAACCGAGAAGCAACTAACAATCTGTGTATAACCAAAGTTAGTAACATGGAACCCAATGCCCCCTTGTGAAATCTGTGTAAAAGCATCTGCAACAAAACTGAATACAAGTGATGCTGGGTCATAATCATCGCCATCGACTAAAAGACCACCGCCGCCACCGTTTGGGTTAATTTGTTTTTCTAGTGGAACATTTGGGTTATCTGCCAACAATATTGGCTTTGCACCTGGTGTGATTCCTTCGATTTGAACAGTTTCAAAAGGAATAAATTCAGTACCATCGTTCAGCCAAGGACCGTTCATATTAGTACAGTTTTGTACATATGGTGATGTTGTAACAAGTGCGCCTGGGCGTATTCTTGCACACCAACCTGGCGCACGTAATCCTCTAAATGTTATCTGATACAAATAACACGCATTGCCCATAAGGAAGAAATCCGATGTAGGATTCTTCGGAAACACTCTAGTATTTCTAAGTTCGCCTTGTCCAGTAACAGTAACAAAATCTCTCAATGTTATTGGATTGTTTTCATAGTAGTCGCCTGGCGCAACAATAATAGTTGAACCAATCGGAGCTACTTCTGATGCACGTTTTATACTAGCAAATGCGCCATTTTTATCTGCACTTCTACCATCATTGTCGTCATTTCCATCTTCAGTAACATAATATACGTTAGTAACCTTTGGACCAGTTGTATCACCTGTGGTGATCATGTTGGCATTTACACGAAACTCCTTGCCCTCGGCAAGGTTCATTTCCATGTCGCCATCAGATGTGAGAATAAAGGTTTTATCCCCTATTTTTCTGCTATGTATCGACTGTCTTTTAATATAACTCATTTACACTTCCAAATAACTTAATGTTGCTGATAGATTTGTTGGCGCTGCTCCTATTAGCATAACTCTGTCTCCTGCTTCCAATATTAATCGTTCTGCCGAGAATGTAAACGTATCAGCTGCACCAATTTCTAAATCATTTAATATTAAGTTATCGGTTGTTTTGACTGCACCATTAGGAATAATATGAACATCAACTTTAGTATCATTACTACCTGTTCCGTCATTGAGACCTGTATTACATATTAGCAGAGTTGTTAATGCAAACTTCTTTTCTGCTGGTACAGTTAAAAGAGTTGTATCTGTTGTTAATATTGCTGCATTTACTATCGCCATTGTTTCTTCCTTAAAAAATAATACTATAAAGCAACGCTTTATTTCTGCTTACAAGTTCGTCTTCGGTACCGTCTGCGTTTATAAAATATAAACCAGTACCGCCGTCTCCAAGTGTTTTACTATATAAAGTACTACCTGCACTTGGTGGGCTTGCTGGCGTTACTTCTTCTGTAAAGTTTAACCAGCCATCAATTTGTACTCTTCCTGTTCCTGATCCTTTTAAGATTATATCACTATTAATACCCGAGGTAGTAACAATATTATCATCAAATCTTAAATCTTCAAACTCAACTCTAGATTGGAAAAACGTAGCAATAACACTTTGATCAACTGCTATTTCAACTCGACTAGTTCCGCCACCTGTTTCGGTATCGTATACCTGAACACTTGTCGGATCTAATGTACCTGTTGTTATCTTATCCTGGAAGTTGTATGTAAAATATCCATTTACATAATCAAGCAATCCTCTAGTATTAACTAAAGCATCATCATTTACAGGGACACTAAGTCCGTCGGATTGCGAAGGATCTGGAGTAATATCACTTCCAGTATAAGGCCATATTTGTTTTTCGTAATCAGTAGTACCAGTAACATCAACGACACCAGTTCCGCCGCCTATCAAATATAAGTTTTGATTTTCAGTGGAAATAATACTACTAGTATGAATGCCCGAAAGATTTCCACTTTCTAGTTTGAAAATATACGCACCTTCATTAGCCGGTTGTGCGCCATTTCTTATGGTTTTTAATGTTTCATCATACAAAAATCTTGCATTAAACGCATCTGGGCCACGATCAATGATAACACCAGAGGTTCTGCCGTTACCATCGCCAATGTCAGTGATCCCGCCGTCTCCGCCGGGATCGCCATTATTAATAGTGATAGTTTTATCATCAACTATTAATTCTGCCGACCCAATACTAGTTTGATCGCCTAGTACATCTAAGTCGCCATTAATAGTAACCTTACCTGTTAACCCAACGTCAAGAACAATCTCTCCATCAGGATTTACAGATATGGTATACTTGTCAGTACCTATGCGATTAAAACGTTCAGCCATTTAAGTTTCCTTAAACTGCTGTTAATACAATGTAATCGTTTGTCGAATCGTTTTCTAATGCCCAAGTATATCTATTACCCGAGAAGTCAGTAGCAACACGTTTTGTGATTTTTGCAAGATTAACTTCGGCGCCTGAGTTTGAATCTACACGGCCGAACATGCGCATTTCGCCTAATGCACTTGGTGTACCATTTTTAAGAACACAAGTTGTTGTACTTGTTGAATCTTTAATGTTCGGCGAACCTACGTTTGCATCTTGTGTACAAACAAAAGTTTTTGCTCCACGCTGCTTAACTATAGCACCGTCTGTTCTTAATGATGCATCGTAGAATTCTACTCTTACACCAGTGTTGCCATCAGCATCGCCGATAACATCAACACCGTTAATATCTTTTTTTAGTGGACGTCCCATTTTGTTTCTCCTTATGACGTTCTAGGTCTACACAGATGGTATTCTGCGTAAGTCCAGTTTTTCTGGCTCTTTTATACCTACACAAGTATTTATCTAAAAGAATAAAATGGGTTATAATGTTCGTAAAAAAAGGCCTACCGCATCAGTGGGTAGACCTTCTCTATAATATATGATAGGGAGGATTACATTCTACCTCCAACAACCTAGTAAGTATTTTATACATTCGGTTGCGCCTAGTATCAGATAGTTATATCCAAAATACGCATCTTCATGTCTCCATGCTCATACGCTGCCACTACAGCTACTAGCCAAGTTATCGTCCTTACGAAACAACATTTCCTTGCACTATCTAACTAAAGACCGTCGTCTTTGTTATGTAACTAATATAACATATAAAAAAAGAAAGTCAACCAGTTTTTTCTATTTTTCTAAGATTTGATGCATATTTTTTTCCATTTGATAATATTTCGTCGTATTCAACTACATCACCTAATAATGCTTTAAAATCTTTTGTTTCAAAAAGAACATCGTACAATTCCGGACCCCATTCTTTAGGTCTTATTATACTATACTTTCTTTTTTTGTTGTATTTTATTATTTGTCCTATTGGCATATTATATTACTCCATGCAAATAGTTATCATAAAAATAGACCCCGTAGGGTCTATTTTCGTTTTAGTTAAGTTTAAACTTACGAGAAGCTTAGGTTGTTTGCAGTTACTTCTACTTTTTCCAAGTAGTCAGCTGCGTTACCTAGAGACGAAGCAGTGTTCGATAGCTCAACATATCCATAACGTGTCATGAACGAAACTGTTGGTTCGAATGTACTTGGATCTAGGACAACACCTGAAGACATAAGTGGGATGTATGGGCAATAGAATGCTGCTGCATCTGATTCACTTGTACCTTTGTAACCAACTAATACATCATCATCTGATGCATATGTGTTTACATAGATCTTCATTGCGTTGTTCAATGTACCAACCATTTTAGTGTTAGTTGGTGCTTCAAAAGTACCTTCAGTTGTACGTGCAAATGCTGAAGTTGTAGCACTTTGTAGAACTGTTAGGATTGCTGGTGATACAACTGCCCAGTTACCTGCGCCACGACGTGTACGCTGTGCGATGCGGTTAGCTGCACGGTTAACTAGTACTGCAAGTGCAGCATGTTCGTCACCAACAAAAGTTGCTGTACCACTAACTGCTGCTTGGTCAAATGTATCTGTACCTGTACCAGCTAGTGTGTTAAGAGATGCTAGGACCTCTTGGTCGATCTCAGCAGTAATCTCTTGAGCAAGTGCTGCCATGATTTCTGCTTCAACGTCGATGCCGTGCTGCGACTGTGCGTCTTGTGCGGCTTCGAATGTCCAACGTGCTGATAGCTTACGTGTTTTAGCTTCAACAGTTTGCTTTAAGATTTGAATTGACAAACGGTTACCCGCTGCGCCTTCAAGTGAAGCTGTTGGTGCTGGTGCATTTGTACCGTCACCTGAATATGCTTCAGCAATCTTAAATGGACTTAGTGCTTCTTCACCAGCTATTGCACCGCTTGCGCCTGTGCCTACTGTGTCGCTATAGCGAACACGTAGCGTGTGAATCTGGCCAACTGGGCCAGTCATTGGTTGTACGCCTACAATCTCGTTTGCGATGACTGTTGGCATAACACGTCTGATCACTGGAAGGATCACACGGTTTAGTGTTGCGATGTTACCGGCAGATGTAGCACCCGCAGTTGCAGTTTCAGCCAAATACCTACGGGTATTTTCTAGGGTTGAAGCCATTACTGCTTTCTTATTGCCTTGAAGGCCTTCAAGAAGTGCTGACTTGGTATCATTCCAACGACTTTCTAGTAGTTCTGACATTGGTATCTCCTTATTATAATCCAGCTAGACGTTTAAGATCAACTACGTTTGAGTCGATTGCGTCTGCTTTGATGTCATTGTGTTGTGTTCGGTTGCCTGTTACTTCTTTTGCCTCTGATAGTACTGCCTTCTTCTTCGCTGGAGTATTACCGTCTATTACCGCCGGCAGGTATTTGTCAAACGATGCTCGTAAACGAGATGTTTGAACTGATTCCAGTAAGTCTGTCATAATGTCACGTTGGTCGTTGCTCAATGGCGAAACCAATGCATTAATAGTGTCTTTGCGGGTGTTTGATTCGTTAATCGATTTAACTTCGATTGACTTTGCTTCCGCAAGTTTGATCGCTTTAGCCGCTGCTTGACGTGCTTCTACAATTTGTTTGTTTTTTGTATCTACAACTTTAAGCAGTTTTGATGTTTCTGAACTTTCATTCAAATAACTGTGTTGATATTCGTTAGCAAATGCTTCGAATAGCTTACGGCCAAAATCATTTTCACGTGCTTGATCAATATCTTCTTTTAGTGCCGAAATTTCTTTCTTAAGTCCTTTTGACACTGCTTCTGATACTAATGCTGCACTTTTCTTAATAAAGTCAGTTTTAACTTTATTAACATGTGCTTTGCCTTCACGTACTAAACGTACTTTTGTTTCGGCAAGATCTTTTTTATCTTCATAAAACTCTGCAAGTTCTTTTGCAAGTGATTCAACTACAAACTCTTCTAGAGCAACAAACTTGTCTTTTGTTACTTTTTGATCTGCGTGTAGTTCCTTGATTTCTTTTGCTAGTTGTTCACTAACAAATGATTTCATTAAATTGGCATTTTTACGCTGTGCAACTGCAAACTTAGCTTTTGCTTCTGCTAGTTGTTTGCGGTCATCGTGGAACTCTGCAATTTCTTCTGCTAGTTTTTCACTGAGCATAGCATCAATGGCTTCCACCATTGTTGTTTTGTCATGTGCATATTTTTTAGCAAATTCTTCGCGTAGTTCCGCAGTGGCTTGAAGTTTATTTTCTTCAACTTTAGCGTTCCATGCTTCCTCTAGTTCTGAACGCACTTCTTCCGATAGTGCTGAGTTTTCGAAGAGTGATTTAAGTGAGTCTAACATTTTATCTCCTCTCCTAGTTAGCGGAGTTTGCTTATTACATCTAATAAGCTCTCTTTTAAATATTTTTGTGCCTGTTTATCGCCTTGTACTTCCCTAGATGTTAGGAACGCCTTATAACCGCCTCGGGTGTTCATAAGGTGTTCGTAAATTGGTGTTGGGTAGGCGCCCGGAGCACTTGGCTGGGCAACTACATCTACTGTTATAATCTCAAAATCGGAAACTTCGCCATTGCCACTTTCGCTGACATTGCCGCTACCTCTCGATGAAACACCTAGTTTAACACCTGCTTCAAGCATTGTTTTAACTAGTTGTCCCATCGGAGTTGGTAGTATTTTTAGTTTACCGTAACCGTTTGGGCCATCCATCCACATTTCTGTAATCATATGGCTTACACGGTCAATGTTAATGTTAAGTCCTTCTGGATGATCTACTTCGCCTAGTACTGAAAAACCATTGCTAATCTGCTCGTTGAGCGTGGTGACAGCCCTGCCAATTTCGTTAACGGGATATACACGTTGATTTGCGTTGCGTACTCCGCCTTGAATGCAAATACCTTTCATAAAAAGATCTTTGCCTTCATTAGCAGACTCAACAATCACTTTAGCTTGGTCAAAACTCAAACTTTCACTTAGTAAATTCATACTTCAGTCCTTACTTCGCTCTTTTTGGAGCGCCATTTAAAGGTGAACCTGCGCCTGCGTCTTGGTTAGGTGCAGCACCTTTCTTCTCGGCACCGTGGCCGGGTCGGGTTGACATTTTTGTCGCCCCTTTAGCACCAGGAACATTTACGTTCTTGGTATTCATATCTTTTGGTGTTGGAGCAGCTAGACCACCTTGTGTTCCGCCTGTTCCGCCGTCGCCACCTTTAACTATGTTAGCACTTGTGCCACCCATGTTGTTTGGTTTTGCTGTTGGTGATTTTGCATTTGCGCCATTGTCGCCCATTTTTGCTGGTGCTACTTTGTCTGCATATTCACGCATTAGTTCTGAATTTGACTTTGGAAGTTTTGATTCTTCAACTTCGTCTGTTGCTTCTTCAACTTCTTCGTCATCTGATTCAAAAGCATAGGCTTCTTCTTCTGGTTCTTCTGCATCCATATCCATTGGCATTTCGCCGCCGTCCATGTCCATGTCCATGTCGCCTGCTTCGTCGTCATCTTCGTCGCCTTCGTCACCCATCATATCTGCAAATTCTGCTTTAAGTGCTTCTAGTTCGTCTTCTAGGTCTGCAACACGATCTTCAACGTCACCGTCTTCGTCGCCCATGCCCATGTCATCAGCGCCTTCTTCGTCGCCCATGCCCATGTCCATGTCCATATCACCATCGTCTGCGCTTGGCATCTCGATGTCCATTCCTAGCTCGTCTGCTGGATCTCCACCTTCAGGGAACATACCTTCATCAACTTCATCATCAGTTGCTTCGTCTAGGTCTTCGTCTGACTCGTCAACTTCTTCATCAGTTGCTTCGTCTAGGTCTTCGTCTGATTCATCTACTTCTTCGTCAGTAGCTTCATCAACTTCTTCATCAGTTGTTTCTTCTACTTCTTCGTCTTCTAGTAGTGATTCATAAATATCTCTTGATTTTTCCACTACAATTTCGTGGAACAATGCTTCTGCACCTTCTTTGTCTTCGTTTACAAGACGCTCAAGCATTTCTTCAAACTTGTTGCGATCAGTCATGTCATTCTCCTTTATTGTCAAGGCTGTCTATTATATTTACACTTTATTTAAAATATACGCTGAAAATGGGCTCAAAACGGCCCATTTTATTTTTTTATTGAAAAATTTTATTAAAATCTTCATATGTTATATGTGATAAGTTAGATAAATCCTTTAAATGATCTGGAATATAATCCTCCATTGAGCTCATCACTCGGTAGTATTTAGTCTTTGGATGTTGATTTATACACATCATTGTTTGTCTTTGCCAGTTACCATAATACGTTGCTCTGTCGTTTACGTTCTTATAGTTTCTACTACCTGCATATACATTATTAACTAGTTGATTATCTTTTCCT